TACCGACTAGTGGGCCACCGCAGCAAAACCAAGAGCATCAAGGCTAAAACCACGAGCTCTTCAAAACGTGTGCCCGCGCATCACGTGGCGAAAAGCTATCATGTCCCCGAATCCGCCACGGAGATTCCCAAGGATTCCGTGAACCGTCGCATCGTATTCCGTTTCGACTGCGTTGACCTTGAGGCCGACTGCCCATGGTCGCTCGCGCACATGAGCGACGAGGAGCATCGGCTGCTGCTGTTGAAGATGCGTGACTTCGAAAAGGCCACGGTGGGCGAGATCATTAGCCCCTCATATCAGGCGTTCACCTGCTACCCTGATTTCACCCAATGCCCCAACCAGACGCCACAGGACCGGCTGGCGAAATACTATGAACGCGAAGGCGATGCGTTGGCCCGGTTCCGATTGGGTGGAACCGAACGCCTGTACGGTTTCCTTGTAGGCAACGAGTTTCACATTCTCTGGTGGGACCCGAACCATGAGGTATGGCCCTCCACTAGGAAACACACCTGACCATCATATTGTAGTGGTATACAAAATGGTCCCGTCCTCCAATACGGGAGGAAAGGTCGGGGAACAGCCTGGCCCCGGTCGGAACCGAGGTTGACACCATGCGTGCCGCTAAGCATAATTGAAGTGTCTCATGAAACGTTAATAGCCAACCGAAATAAGCAAAACATACTTGGATGGTGAGCGTCTGGTATGCGTCAAGTGCCGTGGCCCCAGCAGGGTCACGGCACTTTTCATACGAACAGCAATGGTCCCGTCCTCCAATACAGGAAGACGGGACCATTAATGCCATTATGCTGTGGAATCAGGCACTGGCATGTCCAGCTAAAGGATATTCCCAGCCATGTCCGCTCTCATTGCCATAGACCAAGTATCCATCCGTTGACGGAAGATCAAACAGCACCTTGCCTTGAGCCTTCACCCCTTGGCCTATTATCTGGGGAAGCCGCTGATTTTCGGGTAGGCATGTGTAGGTTGTTATCTTTGAACTGGTTCCATCGAGATTGCCGTTCCACTGGGTGCCATCATTTTGAATATACGTCCAATAGCCGGGAGCGCCCAGTCCCAAAGGCCCATAGGAATCCGAATCAAAATCGGAAGTTGTTTCAACGGTGATGTCCAGAACGACGAAATGACCGTTTGCAGGGCTTGTTTCAGCTCCTTCGTAAGCCGGGACGCATGGTGCGTCAAGGGTTATGTTGGTTACGGTCCATGAAGCGAGTAGGGTTTTGTCTGCCTGACTCTTATAGATGCTGGCAGTGTCGCCTATTCGTTTGATGAGGTTGCCTCGGCTGCTTGTCTTGGGCTTCTCCGTTTGCTGAGGTTTTGCCTTTTCCGGTTTCTTGTAGTCCTTGGACGAGGCGGCTTCATCAGTATTATTGCGGATTGCTGTGTTCACGGCAACGGCAACTCCTACCGACAGCGCCACCACGACAATCGCCGCAACCAGAAGCTGCCACCATTTCAGGGTGACGGTACCCTTGCTTTCAGTCTTGTGCGATGGGTCCGGTACGGGTTGTTGCTGTGGCTCGCTCATTATTATCCCCTTCTCTTCATTGGGTTGGTTCTTCATATTCTACTTATTTAGTGCTATTCGCAGGCAATTCCGTCACCGTCACGGTCCAATGACGAACGATAGCCCGGCTGGCCCCGATACAATGGCGCGGCGCCGGCAGCTCGCGCTGCTGAACAGTTCTTGTAATACGCCCAACCGGTCGAGGAGCCGTCGGAGGAATAAGATGAGCCCGAATTGGTTGACGTCGAAGCCGCTGCTGCGGCGTCCTCCCGTTGCTTTACCGCGTTCTCGCGTGAGTCAAGCTCAGATGACCGACTATCCAAATCCGATTGCCTTTTATCGAGTTCAGCCTTCTTGCTGTCGTACTCATCCTTGTAGGGTTTGAGCTCATCTATCCGCTTCTGATTGTCAATCACAATTGACTGCAAGTCAGATATCTTACTGTTGAGGTTCCGGACTTCCTCTTTATGGGCGTCGATCATCTTCGTGTATTCGGGCTGCTCCACCGGATCACGAGAATCGTATCCGCCTTGCCAGCCCATGAAGAAGGCGATTAGCGCGACCAATACCAATGCCAGCACCATGAATACCGCGAAAAGCGGTGCCGGAATCCTGTTCACTGCACGACTCGCGGCTTCAATGGATTTCTCGACAAGATCATCCTTCTCCGGCTTCGACCCCTTAACCTCAGTCGCGGCAGTAGAAAACGCGGGCTTAGTGGTGCTGGGTTGAGTCTTGGCGGCATTCGCCTGCTGTTTCACCTGATGCTTCTCTATTTGGGAGATTCTTCTGCTCAGGTCATGGAAGAACACGCTAAGAACTCTGTCTCCATCCTCGCCTTCTTTGATGAGATAGACGATGACCTCATGATCTTTCACCCTTATCCGCAATTTGCTTCCAAAGGACGAGCGAGCTCCTATATCAGTACCTTGCTTAACCAAGACGAGAGGAGAATACGGCCCTGATTTAAGTAGGGAATCGATTGCCGTCTTAATCAGTTGTGGCGAGCATTCGTATGTTTTTGATTGACTAGACACCACGTCCCCTTGCCGAAACCCATTCTCTCCGTATGAGCGATACTATCATTATTTGGCTTGAACGGAGAACATCTGAATTGCGATTATCCAATATCTGGTGCATAATCAGAATCATGCAATCGAACAAATGTTCTATCGGATTGACGGAACCGCCGTCTGAGATGAACCTTGCTCGAATCAACGGGGACGAAAAAGAGGTCCGCCCATCCCGCGAAGAACCGGCGAACCTCTCAGCATTGCCACACCACCAGAAGGAGGCGCGACATGAGCTAGTCTAACACTATTCGACTCGCCTGCGGCCTACCGAAGCGGCTATGAGGGCAAGGGAATCAGGAAGTCCGACCATCGGCGCGATGATATCCAGCTCGGAAATCAGGAATGACTTTTTTCCCGTCAGCCGATCGCTGACATAGGACTGGGCCTTTCTGCCTATCGCTTTTGCGATATCCATCTGAGTGAGATGCTTGTCCTTCATTCTCGCGTCAAGGTATGCACCTATTGCGATATCTGTGTTTGAGATTTTTGCGTTCATAACAAACAGTATATCTCATATAACATATCTTGTCGGGCGTGTCGTTCTTTGACATATCTTAAATAAGATATATAGTTGTAACCAGCAAATCGGAATACGGTACAAACACATTGTTAAATATCGTATATAAGATACGGAGACTTCATGGACACCAACGCATTCATCTCGCAGGCAATATCGGTACGCCTTCTGCGAATCAAGAAGAAGCAGTATCAGCTCGCGTCCGAACTGAATATCGACCAGACAGTGCTTAGTCATTACATGACCGGCAAAAGCTCTTGGAACGCCAAGGTAATGGACCGCATTGCCCCTCTCCTCGGTTGGGGCTCTGCTGTTGACATCGCGATTGCCGCAGAAGAGGAACGACAGATTATGCGGTCGATTCCCTCTTCTGAGTCTCCCAAGCCAGAAGCTGAGCAGCGTCTTTCTGAGTCTCCTGTATTGGAGGTAACAGCATGAGTACAGAAAACATGGAAGCCCCTGAGATTTACAGCGGAAAGGTAGGAGTAGAGATCGTACCGGACATGCGCAAGCTCAGGAGCTTCGCCAAGGACTTCATCGCCCTCGTGGACAGTTACTGGCCGGAGAACCCCGGTGGAGTAGACGAACGCGAGCAAGCCTCGCAAGCATCATGGAAGACGCCTTGCCGCAACGTTCGTCTGATGATGGACCGATACGAATCGAAGAATCATGTACAAGACTAAGTCCAAGACCAATGAGCATGGGGAACATGTCTATGACTCCCCTGCTATCGGCAAGGTGATGTACGACCCGTTGGAGGCGGATGTCACGAAGACCTTTGAGGCCCACATTTTCAAAGGTGAGGCGCATCCGGGATACGTAAAGGTGACGGCACCGCTTTCCGTATGCGAAAAACTGACCCCGGAACAGGCCCGCGAGATAGCGAAAGCACTCAATGATCTGGCGGATAAGGCCGAATCCTTTCCGAAGGAACTTAACCCGATAGGCAGGTGGCGATATGAGTGACGGCAACTATTCGTATGTCTCGGATTCGTCGGAGCGTGTTGCCAACGAGCTGAACATTCTCAACACGTGGATGGCTCAGATCGTGGAAACCGGGCTTCCCCAAATCTCCGCGCAGTTGGCGGAAATCTGGGGAGAACAAGCCAAGCGTCGTGAGTCAGACTCCGAGTTTGTCCAGACGGTCGGAAAGCTCGCGCTGGTTGGCGGTGATAACGTCAATGGCCTTGGCTGTGGAGTCCATCGACGTTTTGATGTGTCTCAGCCAGGTCTCGGCGTTGTTGGAGGCGTTCAGGAAGCTCATGTCTCCCCTGATCTCCCGAGCCGCTTTTTGAAGCGCGTCGATGTCGGTCATTTTTCATTCTTCCTTTCGGGTTTGGCATGTGGTTTGGCGATTACAAGCCTAATCCGAAAGGGCCTTTAAACGATATTCACAAGAAAGAGAAAACAATGGTCAGCCAAAATCGTAACCTTTCCCAGAAGCTCGTGGTCGAGGAACGTCACACCCGTGAATACTTCACCGGCAACGTCACTGCCGAAGGTCTTATCAACGCGGAAATCGACACCGATTACGGTGCCCGCCCCCTCACTCCAAGTCAGGCGCGTTTCGCCGCCAAGGCCCTTGAAGACCTGGCCGACTGCGCCGACGAGAAGAACGAGGAATAACAAGTCCTGCCGCAGTGGGTCGTTTTTTATCCACCTATCGACTACAGGCAAATAAATACCATACTGCGATCTGCTGCGGCAACCATCGGCCGGAACCCTTCGGGGTATCTGGACACGCACCATCGTCACCACGCCATAGGACTCGTCATACATCTCTCACGGTTGGTCAACATTGCAACACGGTGACGGCAAGGACGTTCTCGGTTCGAATCCGAGCCCGGCCACGCGGAAAGGACATGTCATGAACAGGAAAACGTATGGGGCTCACTGCTCCGGCTGGCAGCATTCACCTGATGAACGCCGGCACCGGCATGAGAACACGAAGACAATCACTTGTCTGACGTTGGCGGCGACCGGGTTCCTGATTCTCTCACTGCAACCCTATGCGGGCCCGTGGAGCATTCTCGCAGGCTTCATGTGCTGTTCGCCCGTCATGCTCTCGTTCGCATTGTCGAAAGGAACACAAAAATGATCTGGTTCATACTCGCCGTAATACTCCTGCTCATCGGAGTCGGCATGATAGCCGTCGCACTCGCCAACGGTGGCGACGGAGCCGGTTTCGGCTTCATTCCCATCATCGTCGCCGCACTGTTGATGATTCCGGCATGCCTATACTCGCTGGACGTAGGCGAGGTGGCCGTCATCCGCAACATGGGCGGCTCCGTCGCCGGTCATGCGGAGAACGCGGGCTTCCATGCGAAGGCGCCGTGGCAGTCGGTCATCAAATACGATACGCGCAACAACCTCATCAACTTCTTCAAGGACACCGACTACAAGTACGACGGCGGCAGCGCGGAAGGCAAGGAGATCACGGTCAACGACCGTAGCGGTGCCAGCGCGAACATCGACATTCAGGTCAACTATTCGCTCGAACCGTCCGCCGCCGAAATGCTCTACTCGGAATACGGCAAGCAGACCACGTTCACGCAGAACTACATCGGCAACGACCTGCGCAGCGTGGCCCGTGAAACCTCCGGCAAGTTCGACACGATCACGATGCTCACCGACCGTGGCAAGTACACGAAGGCCGTGCAGGACGCGCTCACCTCGAAATGGAAGAGCATCGGCCTGACCGTCGAACAGGTGTCCGTGCAAGACATCCGCTACCCGAAGTCCATTACCGACAGCTACGCGCAAGCCCAAGCCGCCGAGGTCGCCAAGCAGAAGGCGAAGAACGAGCAGGAGACCGCGAAGGTCGAGGCCGAGACGAAGCGCATCAAGGCGCAGGGCGAGGCCGACGCGAACAAGGTGCTGAACGATTCCCTGACCGACAACGTGCTCCGGCAGCATTACATCGACGCTTTGAAGAACGCCGACCAGCTGATCGTCACACCCGAGGGCTCCAACACCCTCATCCAACCCAAATGATTCTTCCGGGCGGGGTTCTTTATTCCTTTACTTCCTCGTCCGGTGGCAGCCAAGCGCATGGTGCCGCACCTACGAAGCCTTCCAATGGTCATGGACTTCTCCAAGGTGCACCGGGTTCGACTCCCGGCTTGGCGCTCAGAAAAATTTAACCCCTTCGCGTCCTTGCGTCGGAAACCAATAAAAGGGTTTCGGACGTGTCAGCACCGGCGTAGAAGGACAACCAAATAATCAAGCCCAGTGGAGGGAAACAATCATGGAACTCACCCCATTCGACCGTATGAGACTACTCAACGAGGCGCGTGGACTATTGCCGCAGGACGAGCTTGAACGTCGGGCGCGCCTGATTCTCGACGCTCCCGTCATTCCTGCCAAGACATCGAAGGAACCCGACTCGCCTCGTCTCATCATCAGCGACTTCCTACGCTCGAAAGGATTCGAGCCGATGAAGAAAAGCGCCCTGCATTTCGGCTCCCGTCTGGCCGAGAACTACAAGATGAAGTTCGGCTCCTACCCGCCGAAGCACGGGAAGACCTACATCTACTACGAGATCGACCGGCCTCTCATGGAGGAAACGTGGGCTCAGATTCAGACGGAGGACGCCGACTGATGGCATCTGATTTCAACTCCATCGCCAAAGCCATCCGTTATCTCGGTGATTGCGTCCGTTATCTCGCTGACAAGTATGTGGCCGTGAACGATCGCGTGTACTCGGATTGGAACGAGGCATCGAAGGTCGTGGGAGACGTTGGCCGCGACCATGTGGCCGATTATGCGGAGGCATCTCACAAGCAGGGCAAGTCGCGTACTTGGCGTCACAGTCACCTGATGGAACGAGAGGAACAATTGTCCATGCAGTCGAGGGGTTCTCATGTTGACCCCGAATGATGTCCGGCATAGAAAGTTCCGCACGTATCGTTCCCTGCTTTACGGAGAGGTCTACGACGCGGAGGACGTTGACGATTTTCTCGACTCGGTGGCCGACACCATCAAGGTTTTAGGCAAGGAAGTACTCAAAGCAAGAAAGGAGTGGCAATGACCGTCGAGCAGATGGCCGATGACGATTACTTCGCGTTTGACGCGGTGGACCAGACCGCGTTGAAGAAGTATCTGGTCAGCCCGTTGGCGTATTCGCAGTATCTGACCGGCGAGCATTCGTCCTCCCCCCAGTTCGAGTTCGGGAAGGCGGCTCACAGTCTCATATTGGGCAGTGGCCCCGAGGTGCTGGTGAAACCGAACCTACGCACCAAGGAAGGCAAAGCCAGGTATGCGGAGACATTGAAACTGCATGAGGGCGAGGATATCGTATGGCTTTCCCCCGATGATGTGGAGAAGGTCGAGGCCATGCGGGACATGGTTGGAGATTTCTTCACGAAGCTGGATGGTCAGCCGGAGGTGGCGATGATCGCCGCCGACCCTGATACCGGATTGTTGATTAAGGGCAAGGCGGACTGGTTGCCGTCCACTCCCGACCCGGATGGTGTGCTGCGTATCCGTGATTACAAGACCACGGTGAAGTCGCCGGACGAGTTCGAGCGTTCCTGCTGGCAGTACGGGTATCACATTCAGGCCGCGTTCTACATGCGTCTCTACCGGTTGACGATGCCCGAATATAAGGGGCCGTTGGGTTTCGAGTTCGTCGTGCAGGAGAAGAACCCGCCGTTCGACTGGATGCGCTACGAGATTCAGGAGGATTCGCCCATCATCACCGAACTGGCGGAACCGAAGATAAACCACGCCTTGCAGGGCATCAGATGGTTCCGTGACAACACGGAGGACCCGTTGGAGGCCATGAGGGCCTACGGGTTGCCTAAATACCCGAAGGATGTCGTGTTCCCCGACTGGAAGCTGTTGGAGGAAGAGGAGGAGATTGAATCATGGCGGTAATTAAGAAGGACGCTCGGGGCGGTCGTGGCACGTATGCGACCCTGGCTCAGGTCGTGAACTATGTGGACGAGCAGGGGTTCGACCTGCAATGGCCGACCCAGTTGGTTGACGGACGCCTGTATGTGGATACGGCCGTCAGGAAGAAGGGCACGGACAAGTGGATTGCCAGTAATTGTCTTATCCCGGTCGAGGTGGGTGATTCGCGTGGCATGAGCGTCATGCAGGCCCTCGGTTCCGCATTGACGTATGCGCGACGCTACAGCACTTGCGGCGCGTTCGGACTGGCGACCACGGATGATGACGGTGAGACGAGCGGCTACAAGAAGCGTTCCGTCAAGGGTATGACCGACGAGCAGAAAACACAGATCGACCGGATTCTTGAAGACTGCAAGATTCCGGTGGGTCAGGAGAACGGTTTCATCGGCAACGTCCTGCAAACGCGGGTCACCTATGGCACGTTGACCGAATATCAGGCGCAACGGTTCATCGACGCTTATCGACAGCACAACGACAAGGTTAAGGAGGCTCCCAGTGAGCAGTGAGATTGGTTTGAACGACGTGAAACCGGGCATGTGGGTTGAGTTCGATGATGATTACGGGCATTATGCGGGCGAACTGCATGAGGTGAAGAAGCCAGAAAATCTGGTGGACGTTTTCGTCATGCTTCTGGGTAATAAGCCGCCACTGTACATCGAGACCGAGGATGCGGGCAATCTCGTGGTTTTCTTGGATTTTGGCGATGGGTACAGTACCGGTTCCGCCCGGAACGTGCATGTGTATGAGTCGAAGCCCGAGACGGAATCCGTCAAGCAGGCCGAAGATGATGGCGAGCAACCGTTCTGGAAGGGCAAAACCTGCGGGGAGATGGCACACCTGCACGTCAAGGTCACATACAAGAACGGGGACGTAGTGACCGGAGTGACGAACGAGATCGGTGATATCGATAACGCTTACTGCCTCAGCGCAGGTTTTTCCCCCGATGAAGAGTTCTTCCCGAACGAACGCATCATCGAGTCCATCGAACTGGTGGATGATGTCCCGTGCACGGATGACGCCCCGCGTGAGCGTATCACCGATATCACGAAGGTTCGTCCCGGAGACAAGGCGGTGATGAAGAACGGCAACAAGTACACGGTGGCGCAGGTGCGTTCTGAGTGTACGGACGGCATAACTCTGTGCCTGCGTGTCGAGGGGTTCTGTGTTGTGTGCGATTGGTGGGCGGAGGACTACGCCTTCCAGTATGCGTATCACGAACCGTACACGATGGCCGACCTTCCGAAGGAGCCGGGATTCTACAAGGCTCGCACCGAATCGGTGTGGAAGCATGACGGCAAACGTTGGATGCCGGTGCTCGCCCATGATGGCACCATCGCCCCCGCCTTCCCATGCCAGTCCCAATCCCGCAGCCAGTTCTTCAAGACCAGTGTCCGGGATGGTCGCTTCCCGTTCACGAAGGTGGAGGCGAGCTTCGAGTGACTTTCACCCCGAGGCCGGTCTGCAAGTGCGCCAGATGCCTGTGGGCTCACGGGGACAAGATCACGCTCCCCCAATGCCCCACATGCGGTGCCGTTGATTGCGCCGGAGCCCAATCACACATGCTGGTCTGCAACAAGCGGGCCATAGAGAAACACAAGACGAACAATTACAGGAGGAATGCGTAATGGCCGGAGAACCAAGCATCGAGCTTACCGGATATGCGGGAGAGATCAAGGATTTTCAGGATTCCAGTATTCTCAACGTCAGCGTCCATCCGGGTTACACGGATAAGAACACGAACCAGTGGGTTGACAAGGAGCCTCAGTTCTATGGTGTGCGTCCCTTGTCGAATCAGGCGAAGGATGCTTTGAATCAGGTTCGCCAGTTGAAGTCCCAGCCGAACATGAGCGTGAAGGTTCTTGTGAACGGCAGCTTGTCCAAAAGAGTGTCGGAAAAGGATGGGAAACGGTATGAGAATTGGGATGTCGCGGCCCGCACCATTGCGGTGTTGAGCGCGAAACCCAAGGCCCAGCAGTCTCAGCAGTCCGGTTTCCAACAGTCGCAGCAGCAGTATCAGCAAGGCTTCCAGCAGCCGCAACAGGGCTTCCAGCAACCGCAACAGCAGTATCAGCAGCCTACGGACCCGTGGAGCCAACCCCAGGACGAATACGGAAATGGGCAGATCTAACCCGTCCCAACACGTCAAGGATTTGGTGGACGCACGTGACCAATACCGGTGCGTCCGCTGCGGCAAACCATTCCATTGGAGCGGTTTCAGCCGGCATCATCGCAGACTCCGGTCACACAAGTGGCCGGGACTGCATGAGGCGTCGAACCTCATCTTGGCGTGTGGGAGTGGCGATACGGGATGTCATGGGTGGATTCACGCCCATCCGCGTGAGGCCATGAGCTTGGGGTACATCGTGAGCGGTTTCAACGATCACCCCGAACTGGTGCCGATTCTCACCGCCCAACATGGTTGGGTGCTTCTGGACGATAAGGGAGGTTGGACGCGATGCGAACCGCCGAAGCAGTAAGCCTGTTGTTCATCCTGTTCTGCCGTGACCCGCAGTTTCGGCGGGCGTTGTACAAGCTCGACCCTGTGTTGTTCCGCAGGTTCACTAATGGGGAGGTGTGGCTGTGAACGTTGATGACATGACCGATGAGGAGTTCATCGACTATTGCCGGAACGGCGGCGAACTGTCCGGCCTGATAACTGAACGTCATCCGAAATGCGATTGGTGCGGTGGCATGTGCCGGAACTGTCGTGTCAGGGAACGGCGTCGAACCGACCCCGAGTATGCGCAGCATCTGCGTGATCTGGCGAATCGGCGGAACGCTCGTAATCGTGAGAAACGTAATGAGTATGCACGCCGGTACCGGTCGGAGCATTTGGCTCAGGCTCGGGCTTCGGCTCGTAAGTATGCCGCCGCCCATCAGCGTGAGATGGCTGAATACCATCGCCGTTGGAGGTCGGAGCATCCCGAGAAATACGCCCAGTATGAGGCGAAGCGGAAACGTAAACGACAACTAGCCAAGGAGGCTGTCAATGAGTGAGAAACCATTCTGGGCAGGTAAGACCCTTATGGAGATTCAGAATCTCGATAAGCGAGTCAAGGTGACAATGGAGAACGGAGACGTATTCATAGGGAAGCTCGTGCGGCGTTCCAGAGACACGGACGGTATATGTAGCCTTTCGATGCAACTCGACGCGCATCGAACATATTTACACGTGTTCTCGGCTGAATCATCTGATACGCAGCCCATCATTCCCAGTTACGTCGATACCGTCGAATTGTTGGATGACCCCAACTACGAGCGTATCGAGGAGGCTGATGACCTCCAAGAGAAAGATATTGCCGTTATGCTCGACGGCAACCGCTACAAGGTCACAGATGTGGAAAAAGGCCGTAACCGATTCTGGGGTCGGGTATACGGCGCTGTCGGGCCGGAATGTATCGCCCTTGGCTTCAACGCCTTCACCTACGGACTCCGTCCGAAGCCCCGGCTTCCTGACAAGCCTGGACTGTGGTTGGACAAGGACGATAACACATGGGTGATGGGCGAGAATGCCTTTCCACTCACGTGTATTGATGCCGGTAATTGGAGTATCACGCGCCCGCAGTTCTCAACGGATAGCGTTCAGGTTCTAAATGCTGCACCGTTCCGATTGGCTAAGGCGGTGGAAGCATGAGCAATCGTATTGTGAAATTGCCCTCGGTCGAATCTTTCGGCCGTCTCACGCCCGACAAGTGGCTGTTGTTGAAGACGCTTGAGGAGGCGGCGGAGATGGTGGAGGCCGGGAAACGTCTGGTCAAGGGCGATTCCAAGGCCCGCCGCGACCTGATAGCCGAATGGGCGGACGTGTTGCAGACGCTGGCGAACGTGGCATCGGCGTTCGGCATCACCGACGAGGAACTTGCTCAGGCCATGGACGACTGTCTCGTCAGCAATCAGGAACGAGGCCGACTATGAGCATCATCAGCAGTAAGGCGGAACACGTGTACAAGGGCAACGCGCTCCTGCAGGAGGCGTATATCGCCGGTGCCACGCGCCAGCCCACGGAAGAGGAAATCAAGGCGGCTTGTCTGGCAATCATGCCCTATGTGATGGCCCAGCCGTCACGACAGGTGTTCGATTTCCTCACGAAGGCAACCGGCGCATATCCCGGCCAGGAAATCGTGCGGAAGGTCATCGACGCGATACGAGGAAAGGCAACGGAAGAATGAATCTTTTAGATGAAACCAAGGGTGAAATCTCACAAAGCGGGCATTCGACCGATGACGTTCGATTCGTCGGCTCCCGCGACGGGAAGCTGGGAATTCCGTGGAGTCAGGCCGAAAAGGTGCTCGACATCGATTACGACGACGGCTACGGCTCTCAGGAGATAGCCGCCGATCTGGTCGTGGTGTTCACGGATGGCGGGTTCCTGCGCCGCGAGGAATACGACGGCCGCGAATGGTGGGAGTACGAGCCACCGTTCAGAGTCCCGGAGACGCAGAAGCCGTTCAAACTCGTGAAGGCGCTCAGCTATCACACACAGTTGCTTGTGGACATCAATTACCCGATGAAGGCAACGGAGGAATGAGCGACATGAGGAGCTTCATCAAGGTTAGCCATGAACGTTTCACTTTGATTCTGCGCAAGGGGATGCTCCCGTTCCACTGGATTGCAGAGTCTCATGTCTTCCCGGACAAGGGTTATGTCACATCGGTGCGAGAGCGCGCCAACTACGGCGCAGTATGGGCGTTGAGCAGTATGGGCGCTCTCGATCAGGTCATGCTCTCGATCTGGGAGGACATCGAATGGTTGGACGAAAGGATGGACTGATGCGTGTGCATCGTCCGAGACTACAAAACCAAACCGAAGGAGACAACCAATGAGTGATTACAAGCAGCGGATGATCCGCGAACATCGAGAATTGCAGGAGCGTATCAGCAAGCTGGCGCACATGCTTGAGGGCTACGCGGAGGGCACGTTGGACTTCACGCCCGCGTGCTCCTTCCAGCTCCTTGAAAGCCAATTGTACGCGATGGGGACATATGCGAACATCTTACAGGAGCGTGCGCGTATCGAACAGGTGGATTTGAACGCGCCTCTTGAGGGAGGTGAGTCTGGTGAGGTTCCACAGGATTAGCCCGTGTCCTCGTTGTGGGGGCAAGGTCAAGGCGAAATGGGAGCGGGACGGCGTGCAGGGGTTGCCTGAATACACGTTCTTTATCGTGATGTTCCGCTGCACTGCCTGCGGGCTCAGCTTCGAGGGAGGCTGTTCACGTAAGCCAGCACCGTATGAGTTGCAATACAACATCGCCGCATGGAACCGTATATGCAACGGTGATAAATGCTTCGCGTTGACCTACAAGAGTCTGGGAGGCAGACGATGAGAGACAAGGCGATGCCGTTGGGCAAGAAGTTCAAGGTCCGGTTGACCATCACACCGGAGGAAACCGGAACGCCCGTGGACATGCTGGGATTCACATTCACCAGCGGCCGGAACGGGCGTATGGAACTGGACACAGAGTACAACAACATTCCCAAACTGGCTGATGACGGGCTCGACTCACTGTCGATTCTCGTGATCCTCAAAACACTGGAGATGTGGGCCCAGAAGGGATATGAGCTGTTCCAGCCCATCGCTCAACGATTTCACGGAGACGGACGATGAAGGCGACGAGAGGGACGGACGTGGAGATCGAACGACGGTGCGGCATGGTCACCGGTGCCTCCTGCGGGCATGTGACCCTGAGCTGGATTCCCGGAGACGGCCGAAACGGCACCCGCTCATGGGTGCTGTCCACCCATGATGGCGACAGCATCAGCCGCATCCGGTTGAGCAGGAACGAGCTCGGCGACCTGGAGGCCATCCTCCAATCGATCACGAACGAGAAGAAGGAACTGAGAGGCAGACGATGAGCACTCTGGATATTTTGGGCAACACGAGCGAGCAGGCGGATTCGATACGTCTGATGCTCAAAGTGCGGGGCATGAAGAACGGTCGTTTCATCGACGCCGACCCGCTCATCATCCTCAAGGCCGACAATCATCAAGGCTCCGACAGGTGGGACGTGTATGTCAGCAAGACGGTGTATCCGACCGCCGAATCGTATGGCACGCTCGCCGGCGTGCTGAGGATGCTCGCCGACGACGTGGAGATCATGGCGCGAGAGAAGGAAATGGGAGGCGGACAATGAGCGGAACCCGCCAGTATCGCCAACTTTCAACCGAGACATTGGACACGCTTCTGCGGCTTATCACGGAGGACGAGTTGACACCGAAGCAGATCGCGGAACGCACCGGAGTGTCACGCCAAAAGGTCTACGAGTATCGCAAGAAGCTCAAGGACCGCAGGAAGACCGCGCCGCTAACCGACATGGCCACGCTCGTGATTCACCAGCGAGTCGTATTCCGCCCGGACACGACCATCGAGAACCCGGAGGATGTGAACGGGCCGAGTTTCATCGACCCGGACAGTGGTTTCGACTGCTCTCGATGCGGACAGTCCATGAGCCGTGACTGGTTCACCATCCAGGGCAACCGTATCAAACCTGATTTCCGGTATTGTCCCGGCTGCGCTGGCGTGGCCACTCCTTACAGGGATGACACGATAAACCCTTCAGGGAAGGAGGCAACGCAGTGAGTAATCCGAAAGTGTTGGTAGGTAACGTTTCCGCTCACTCGATGCTGCGGGACGGGAAGAAGCTGCTCAACGTGGCGTTCACCGATATCAACTTCGCCGCGAACTACTTCGACAAGACCATCGGAGAACGACGGCTCACGGATATCCAACTCGCGTTGAACGACGTGTACGAGCATTACGTGGCGATGACCAAGGCCGTCGAACACATTCAGCAAATCGGGGAAGAACTGATAGCCGAAGGAATCAAGGAGGTGGACGATGAGCAGTAAGGCGAAGATATTCACCCGCGAGGAGTTCGGCAACGTGATTGCCGCCGCCATCTACGACTACGACCATGCACCCGCGAAAATCCTGTACCCAATCGAGGTCCTAATCGACCAACTCTATGACCATTACGGCACGGAAACCGAGGTGGAGGAATGAAACCACGAGTGTATGACGGTTTGGTCCAACCCGCCGTCGAATTGAGTTGCTTCGGGACAGGCCAGTCAACCATCGAGGAAGGCCGAGCCGCCTATCAAGCATGGCTCAAGGAGCATGACCGGCAGATAGCCGAAAAAGCATGGGAAGAAGGGTATATCCAAGCCGTCAAGAACATGAATCCCATGCCCGGCGAGGAATCGCCCGAATACACGCCAAACCCATATCGAAAGGAGAACGCATGAACGAGATTCAGCTTACAGACCATTTGGTCGCGCATATCAGCGCGGGAAGCGACTACGGCCGTTATCGAGCCAAAATCTGCGAAGACGGCAACTTCAGAGAGTCCCTGTACGCCATGAGCCTCAAACGTCTCAAACGCAAGTGCGAGAAGTATGCGAAGCGTGAACGCAAGGCCATCGCATATGTCGCCACGCTCAAGGAGGAATCATGAGCGTAAGTAGTCTCAAAACGCGAAGAAGGAATTGAATTGAGCGGCTGGCGTGACAAGGCCGCGTGCCGTGACATGGACCCTGACCTGTTCTTCCCAACCACGTCCAGCGAGGAACGATTGGCGCTCAAGGCCTGCGCCCAATGTCCGGCGATATGCGAATGCGCACGGTACGCGGCGCAACACGACAGAATCAGCGGCTACCCATTGCAAGGCGTATGGGGTGGCGTGAACAGGAGCAGAAGAAGGAATCGAAATGAGTGACAAGGATATGGTCACGGTTTACGAACGACGTGACGGCAGCAAACCCGGATTATGGTCCGTGTACTGGTATTTGGGGTGGGACGTGTTTTTCTCGTTCTCCCTCGCGGTGGGCATCACGTCAAAGAATACGATGATGGCCATTGTTCAAGCGTTTTGTCTGCTGGTTTTTCTTGGACTCACCGTCTGGCAGTTGAACCATCTGACTTGGAGCATCACCGACTATCGGGTGCGTATCAGCTCTAATTTGGAGAAGGGGACTCATGTTGAGCAAAGCGACAAGTAAAGCATGGCAACTGCTCATTGAAGACTCGAACCGTCCGGCAGAAGAGATTCGCTTGGCTACCGGACTTCGGGTCGATGTGATCGAGCAGATGCGCGGGGACGTGCAAAAACGACTGCGAGACAACCCGGAGTTCTGATTATGAGACCGAGTTATCTGCCCGTCCAGTATGAGCATTGCCCGTACTGCGGAGGAATCTTGAACGTCTTCGGGGACTGCGTGGACTGCCAGTTTCACGATGACCCGACTGAATGGTGGATGGACGAATGAGCCGACAGAAAGCCAAAGGCACACTGCTTGAATCCAAGGTGGTCAACTATTTGCGCGCCCGGTTGGGTGACAGCGAGCAGACGATACACCGTGAAGTGTTGCATGGGACGAAAGACCAGGGCGATATCACCGGTCTGCGTATCCACGGCCAGCCGGTCGTATTGGAGTGTAAAAACTACAGCACCTATACGGGGAGACTCAAGGAGTGGATGCAGGAGGGCCGTACCGAGGCGGGTAACGCTGACGCACCTTACTGGTTCGTCGTGTTCAAACAGAAGGGTCTCGGCTTGAACACGTTGTCAAGCATGGACAACCAGCCCGTGCTCACCGACTTAAAGACCCTCGCATTGATAGCAGGACATGGAATCATCGAAGGAGACGAAGAATGAGCTACGACCTGTTCATAGTGGACAAGGATGTGCCGGAACCGGAATGGTTTGACGTATGCGAACGGGACGGCGAGCATGTGCGGACCGCTCATGGCCATTATTTCAACTACACGTATAATCTATCCGCGTTTTTCACCGATTACAAGGTCCATCCTAAGCATGACCTGGACGGGTTGACGGCCGGGGAGGCCGCAGCCCGTATCGACAAGGCGTTGAAAGACATCTACTTGGAACCATTGTATGTTTTGCGCGGCAAATACAATCCGCCGAACTATTGGGGCAGCGTGGACAGCGCCATCGCATGGTTGAAACTGATATACGACTATTGCCGGGAACACCCGGACTATATCGTGAGGGAACGCTCCTAAGGGGAAATGATGGAAGATAGGAAACTCGTTGATTTCGCCCGTTGGCTGAACGATCATCCGGGCGAATGGAATCTTTGGCCGTATCTCATTCCGATACAGGCCGACCGCAGGGATACCGTCGCATCGATGAGGCTTGTCATGGACCGCATCAAAAATCATCGGTATGACGAGTTCCGCGTGGACACCGCCCTGCTCGAATACGAACTGTTCAACGGTTTCATGGGCTTCGACAACGGTGGCGTGCATGAGAATGGTCTCGCGTTGAAGATGAGGCTCAAAGCATGACCGCGCGTGGAGATGACCGCAAACTCATGCATTGGATAGCCTCGCACGGCTACACGGTGGTACGCGCCGGCAGCGGCCACTGGAAGATATTCGATGACGGCGTGCTGCTCACGGCGACGAGCGGCACGCCCTCGGACTGGCGAAGCCGCCACAACTTCATACAGGATCTAAGGAGACAATCATGTTCAATCCATTAACAAGGATACGGCACCGTTGCCCCTTCTGCGGAACTACCCCGTTCATATTCGAATGGGAAGGCCGCTACATGTATTACTGTGCTGTCCACTTGGACGGCCCCTATGCCGACACGAGGGAGGAAGCGTGGGATAAGTGGTGCGGAATGGTTGAGAACATTTGGGAAAGGGACAGGAAATGACCTGGATCATACGAAATTCTGGAAGGCAGTAGCCGAGAACCGCAGTGAGAACGCGGTCGCTGCCCTCGAAACCATGATTGAGGAGACGGAATGAGTCTGGTGGGTTTAGATTTCAGGAAGGTGGCATAACGATGGCCCGCAAAGGATACATCCAGCTTGTCAACGGCTTCTACATGAATCGCAAGGTGCGAAAACTCAGGCACACATGCCCGAGCGCGATAGGCGCGTTCACGATGATGCTTACCTTCTGCGGAGATAATCTTTCAGACGGTCATATCAGTGAAGATGATGCGCTTTACGTGCTGGATATCACCGATTCAGAACTTGAAGCACTATGCAATGTCGGCATGATCGAACCGGACGGGAACAACGGGTACTACATTCACGATTATCTTATGCATAATCGTAGTCGCGAACAGGTGCAAAAGAAGCGCGAAAGCAATGCTGAAAATTACCAAAAAAATAAGAACGAGGTGAAAACCTCCGATTCAGATGCGATTCAGCCGTCTGAAAGTCATCTGAATCGGGACAAACACCAGAACACCAGAACACCAGAACACCAGAATGAATTATCTAAAGATAATTCAACTCCCCCTACCCCCTCAAAGCCTGACTTCGATGGACTGCTCGACAGTCTTGAGCGTATTTACCCGACGAACAGGTTCGACGGGAAGACCTCTCAGGCTCGAATGCAGTTGGAAATCGAATGGCCCAAGATCGTGAAAGCCGCCGGCGAGGCTGACCCGTGCGAGTTTCTTGAAGCCAAAACCCGAGCGTATGTCGGGGCCACCGAGGAACGGTTCGTGAAGACGTTCAGCCGGTTCATGTACGCACGCAACTGGGAGAAACCCAAACCGGAGACCCCAAGGGCCCGGCAAGTCCAGCCGGTCAAGTCCCGCAGCCAGCAGAATCTCGAAGCGAACATGGCGAAAACCTGGCAGTACATGACCGAGGAGGAGCGTGCCCGATACTCGCAGGGAGGTCTCAATGCTCAGCAAGGGTGAGGCGGCGGCGTTGTTGTCGCTGATTAACGCGCATCACGGCAACGCTCAGTGGGATGATGTTCAGCTTGACGCGTTTCATTCGGAACTGCGTTCGGATATCACGGCAGCAGAGGCGCGTGAGGCCGTTCGACGCTTCTACGCGGACAACAGCACGGGTCGCTGGTGTGGTTCCGGCGACATCAACGGCATCGTCCGCAAGCTGCGCAACGGTGCGAAACCGTCCGAAGCGCAGATAGGCCGGGAGTGCGAACGTCTGGGACTAGTGGAAGATCAGGCGTGGTTGTATCGCCGGCAGCGCATGATGGGCCGTTCCTCGGACGAGTCTCGACGGGTGGCGTTGGCCGCGCGTGACCCGCTGCGCTTGCCGCCCGCGAAACCCAAGCGCCGGCGTGAGTCCAGTGATTTCAATCCGGGTTTGGGCGTGACATTGGACGAGGTTCTGGCGACACGCCGTCCGGCTGAACAATGACCGGTTTGATGGCATAATTAAGAGTTGCTGACACGTCCGAGACCTTCAAAAAAACCGAAGGTCAAGGTCACTATTGTCTTTTTCCACTGAAAACACGAGGCTCTGCCGCTACCACGGTTGCTGGCGGGATATCGTCACCGACGCGCCGTCGCCGCTTATCGGACATGGCGTCGAACCGAATCTGAATCTCCTGTGCGACAAGCACGCCAGCCAGTTGACCGGCGACCTGCGATGGTTGGAACGCAGTCTGCCCGACCTGTGCGAGTATCGCATCAACCGCGCCTACGGGCACAAGAACGGTGGCGGCGGTCAATCCGGCACTGCGCCCGCACCGTTACGCGAGGCCCTGCATGATCTGCTGTACGCGGACGATGACCACGGTTATCCGGGGTTGCAAGGCACGTTGTACGAGTGGGTGCGCAGTCTGAAAATCAATCTGCCCGAGTCCACGCCACTGTCGGACATGGTTCGCCGTATCGCCGATCATCCGAAACTCGTGGAGCATTCGAGCACCCCTGTGTATGCGGAACTGGTTCACAGTCTGACACGCAAGCTGCGTCGTTTCCTCACGGACGATGACGGGGAAACCGTATTGTACGGGCCATGCCCGGCCGACAAGTGCTTGGGTCAGCTTTCCTGCTATGCGGACGCGGAGACGGCGAAATGCCCGAAATGCGGTTTCAGTATGCCGGTAGCCCTTATCAGGGCGGAACGGGTGAAACGTCTCCTCCAATCGGAGGCGGTGAGAACCCGTGGCGAACTGTTGGACATCATCAAGGCGTGCGGGATGCGCGTGAACCGCAGCACTTTGCGCAGTTGGATACATCGAGGCCAGTTGCCTCAGCAGAGCGAGGATGCGTACAGCAATCCGCTTTACAGGTTCAGTGACTTCTACCGTCTCGCGTCCGGCTTGTCGGAGGATGCGGACGTGTGGGAGATCATGCAGGTTTCGCAAAACCAGTCCAAGGAAGGAGACACCAAGTGAGCAACCAGATTCAACCATTCGACTTCAACGGCATTCAGGTGCGTGTCCTAACCGATGAACACGGCAACCCGTGGTTCCTTGGAGCGGACGTATGCGCCATTCTCGGTACGGCCACCAACCATATTCGGGAATACCTCGATGCCGATGAAATCACCAATATCCGTAGTACGGATATTGCCCAGAACGGAGGCAAGGCACCCGTTTTCGTGTCCGAGTCCGGCTTGTACTCCCTCGTGTTACGCAGCCGCAAGCCCGAAGCCCGCGAGTTCAAACGCTGGGTCACGCACGAGGTGCTGCCATCGATTCGCAGGCATGGTGCGTACATGACCGAATCGACTTTGGAAAAGGCAGTCACCGAACCCGACTTCCTTATCCGGCTTGCCACGCAAATCAAACAGGAGCGGGCGGAAAAAGAGAAGGCCCAAGCACAGGTCGAACGGATGCGTCCCAAGGCATTGTTCGCTGACGCTGTGGAAACCTCGAAGACCAGCATCCTTGTGGGCGACTTGGCGAAAGTCCTGAAAGGCAATGGCGTGGATATTGGCGGCACTCGCTTGTTCGCGTGGCTGAGGGACAACGGATGGCTGATGAAAACCGGCAGCTCTCGCAACATGCCCACGCAGAAATCTATGGAATTGGGCTTGTTCGAGATCAAGGAAACCACCGTGGTTCACTCGGACGGTCACACGACCATCAACAAGACGCCGAAAGTCACGGGCAAAGGTCAGACGTTCTTCGTCAACAAGTTCCTCGGACACAGGGAGATTACTCAATGAGCATCAATCTTGGTACCACGGAAGTGGAATTGAGCTTGTACTCCAAGGCGCTTCAACTAGCCACGTTCACCGTGGAAGTCCCGGTGGCGGGCGAACTGGAACCGGACAGCGTGTTCATAGGCGACGACATGCAGCCACGCGCGCACGTGACAGTGACGCTGCCGCCCGACGGTTCCGTCGAAAAGGCCGTTAAAGCCGGGGTTTATGCGTTCCAGAAGGCGTTCAACGAGTCGATGGAATCGAGGAACGTATGAACTGGCTGAAGCGACTGCTGCACATGGAGGAGCCGGAACCGGTCGAAAAGCCGGAACCTAAGCCACCGGTGTTGGAGCCATGCCCTATCTGCGGACGCACACCCAAGCCGAAGTATGTATACGACGCCATCCTTATCCGCTACTACTGTCAGGAAGACTCCGTGTGGCTGCTCTCGGAGTGGTGCGATCATTCCGCGAGTATCTTCTCGTTTGCCCCGTTTGAGGACAAGGACGTTCCGAAGTGGAATATCGGTTGCAGACTGTTAAGGACAATTGCTGCCGTGCCAGTTCCCGAATGCCCTGTCTGCGGGGAGAAACCCACCGTGCAACCGGATACCGAGTCGGATATTCCCCAGCTTGTCTGCTCATGCAACGAACTGTTGGGCAACGATGGGATAACCAACGTCTATCAGCGCAAACACGAGTGGATACGTCGTTGCGTGGCGTTGAAACGCAAGCAGGACAACGTGAGTGAAATGGAACAACTGATCGGAGAAACACAATGAACGGACATTATTCGGTTATCACGAATTTCGGCTGTCATTGGACATGCCCCTACTGCATCGTAAAGAAAACCGGATTGAACGTGCCGGTGACAGACATGCAGGCCACGCTGCGGACCATCAGCCGTGAAAGCGAACACCACCCCATGAGGTTCCTGAGCTTCAGCGGCGGCGGAGACCCCCTGTTCCCCATGCGCGAGCCGGAAGCGTCGAAACGTGTCGCCTTCTACCGGGAGGCGATACGCAGGGCCGGAGACTGTCTTACGGAAACCGAGATGCACACCAGCTACTTCCAATGCGGACGCAACGTGGCTCAAGTCATGCAGCAGGTCAGGTTCAGCCGCGTGGTGTATCACATGCGTCCCACGAGCTTGTCCGATGACGTGGCGTTGGCATTGCCCCGCAAATGGTTCGACGGTCAGAAGGTGCGTGTCGTGTACGTGGTCACTCCCGATTTCACGCCGGAGCGTATCGACCGGATAGCCGATCTCGTGGCCGGCAACAACGTGGTCAATGAACTGTCGTTCAGGCAGAAGGTCAACCCTGACAACACCATCGACCACACGTGCGAGAAGTATCTGAAGGCTGGCCATCAAAAACGCTGGTGGTACATCCAACAGGATGATTACAACACGTATGTCGTGAACGACCGGCTTTACACACGATTCAGCGATATCGGCAAGGAGGACCACAGGTGAGCAAGAAGATTCGCGTCGGCTGGGATGACCTGAAGCCCGGCGATTTGATTCACGTCAAAGGCAGCACGAACACATACAAGTTCGTCAGCTACGGGAGTGAAACCATTTCGGGCGACCCGGAAAAAGTCACACCCAAGAAAGCCAAACAATACGCTTTCGTTGACATCCAAGCCACCGCCGTCCACCCATACGGCAGGTGTTTCTACACGGAATTGAACCTTGTCGTTCTAGACTCTGATTTCGATTACGCGACACGTCCCGCACCAAAGAAGCCACGTATTGAAGAACCGGTTTCGCCCGGCGAATACTGGGCGCGCATCCAGACTGGCGAGGGAGAGACGTGGGCGCAAATCATCAAAGTCTATGCCAACGACCATATTCTGCTATCCAGCGACTATAAGCGCGTATATCATGTCGGAGGGCATTCGGGCTTACGCGGGTGCTCGGGGATGACATGGTGGGAATTACTGGAGGCCAATAAGCAGACTCCGATTCTGGAACTGTTGTCTGCCGAGCAATACTACACGAGAAAAGCCAAGGGCCAGTCATGAGAAAGCTCATTATCTCATGAGAATGCTCATTATCATCGTGGAGGACGCATGAGCCAGCAGATTCATCCCAGTCAGCTCAGAATCGTGAACAACAGGTTGGCGGAACTAGGCAAGATAGTGGTCTACCAGCCTGACATGTTCCGCAGCCGTCCCGAGCTTCAACAGGATATGATCGCCTGCTGCAAGGCGTTTGCCAGCTACATGACCGTGCACATGCTGACCGCCTCGATACATTTGGCCACGATGACGCCCGCATTGGCGGAACAGCTGAACCATGCACGCAAAAAAGCAAAAGGTTTGGAGGAATACCAATGAGACACATATTCATCATCGACGGCGGCAATGCCGCCGAAGAGTTTCCCTTCGGGTCGATGTTGTACGGTTTTTCGTCCACGAATGGCGACCATGTGAACATTCGAGTGTGCAGACGCTGCAAGATGAACCCATGCCGCTGCACGATGGCCGGTGAGAAGCTGCTGCGCACGGTCAAACGTAAGCCAGTCCCCTATTGTTCGGAAACCATGCTGGAAAACCTAAGGAAACAAGATACCCACCAGCTTCACTGACGCATGGAATGGCGGCGCTATCCGCGCCTCGGTCAAGGCCGTGGCGGTTGGTTTGGCCTATGAGAATACCGCCCTAGTGTGCTTCCTTGAGAGGCAGTGGCGTCTTATAACACGCCTATCATAGCTTGAAACCCGTGAAAATCTATTTTTTATTGATCTTCACGGGTTTCAGTGAATGAAAAGCATGTTTTCGTATAATCGGGCCCACGTTTTCCACTTATCCGTCAAAGACCGGCACGTGAATCGTATTCGTATTCGTCATCTTCCATACCAATGAATATCGGCTCCACACCGAACATGGCCTTGAACAGTTCACGTGCGAACACATCCACTTCCTCTTTCGTAGGCTTGTGATCGTATTCCGGCCACGTGTTGAACCCATTCCAATTGCGGTTTATCGGCCATGCGCCTTGACGGGTTTCCAAACGCCATTTTCCGCTGGGCATGTGGACGATGGTGGTTTTGATGGACATGATAGTTCCTCCTGAAAGTATATTCGGGCATGACGAAACATCATGCCTCTTGTACTTGGTTCGCTAATTCCCAGAAGGCCACAAGAGAGTCCCGTGGCCTCCAGTGTATCAGTGTTTTTCGTATTCCTTGCACAGATCGGCGGCGAACTTGGCGAGATTATCCGGGTCAAGCACATAGTTCTCCCCGCTCTCACCTGCTTCGTCATAGTATTTCCATGTCTCATGCAAAGCGGCTTCCATACGTTCAGCGTCCATCGATTACCTCCTGATTCCAGTCCAACATGTCAGCGGCCAACCATTGCCCGCCGCCTGAAGCATTGGCGTACAGCCAAGCCCCGTAAGAGATTCGAGCCGCCTTATCGCGTTTAAGCCATGCCTTCAGCCATATGAGACGCAGCTCCCAGCGTGGTATACGCCGCCACAACTCGGTGTTGGTGGCGGGGTCGAAACGCTCATAACGGTAGATTGCGGTAATCAATTCGCCCACTTTCTCTTGACATGAGAGCCGTCCTCGTAATCGGCGCTGACCATATCGTTGTCCAGTTCGTCAATGTCCAACAGGTCTCCAACGCCGTTTTCGTCAACCCAGTCGCTCAACTGGTTGAACGTCAAGCCTTTCGGCGCGGTGACGTGACGCTTCTCGATCTGCGTCACGCGCTGGTAAATCGTGTAGACTTCGGTTTCTTCATCCATGATGGAAACTCCCTTGTTATTGTCCGGTAAAACGATTAACGGGACAATAGACAGCTCTAAAGTCCCGTCTAAATGCTGATTTATGTGAAAACCGCACCATAGAAAGCCCTATGATGCGGTTCTAAATGATGGTTTCTATAAGAATGGCCTCATAGAACAAGTCAATGAGGCCATGAAAACGATAACGGCTATACGCTCCGCCTGTATGGTGGAATGTCCAACGTGGCTTCCAGCCCGTCGTTGACATGTTCCGCGTCCCTCAACGAGAGTCGTCCGAACCATTGCAGCAGTTCGCTCCTGTTGAAGTAGAAGCGTTGCGAACAGCGCACGAGTGACGGCTTCAACAGCCCCTCGGCCTTCCAGTCGAGCAGCGGCACGTCACCGGCCTCATCCCAATCAGTGTTGCCGGTTATCTTCGCCACGATACCCGACACCAGATCGCCGTCAACCTCGGTGATAACCACCGGACGCGGCTTCCCGATACCGGGATGGTCGGGAAACTCGACCCACATCAGCCACACGTCATACAGGCGCGGTTCATTTGGCGTACTGGTCATAGACATCATCCTCCGAATCATCCCAATCGGCGGGCAGTATCACATGGCCCTTCTCCGAACGCTCGAACATGTATGCATTGTGAACAGGCGGCACCGGATAACCGTCCGGCGTGTGCCGCGTCGGCCTGAACGGCAACCCGTTGTCCACCAGAGACTGGCGTAGGAACATGTTGACTGCGGTGCTCAGGCTCATGCCCATGGAATCGTAGAGCGCGGCGGCACGCGCCTTGACATCATCATCGATATTGGCGACCAGCTTACCCATAACAACCTCCTTAACGGTTAATAGATGGTATCAATTATATACCATATTTGGTTAAAAACGGAATGCCGTCCGGTGGAAGTGAGGAAAACACCGGGCGGCAGGAATCAATAGGCGGTAATGACGGCCACACGGCCATTGTCGGAATACTCCACCTTGCGAAATGAGTCAAGATAGGACTGCTCCGCAATATCGCCGCCTTCCATCGCCTCGCAATAGGCCCAACAAGGCGCCCAATGCCAGAAACGCCAACCGAAGTGATGGAACGTGCACGGGTTGATCTCATGCCAGCAGACCAGCCATTCCACTGCGTAGGTCAGCCACTCCCAGTAGGCGCGGGGCTTGCTGATTCGAGTGTAACGGTAATGGTCATGCTTGTCTTGCATATAGTAAGTGGTCATTTGAAAAGCTCCTTAGAACAGCGGCAAAGCAAACCGCTTGTCGGGTAAATCGGTGGCGTTCAATGCCGCCAGAATCAGGTCAGACGTGTGGAGTGGAATGTTTGCGCGTACCGCCGCGATATTATCCGGCGTATACGCATAGCCAGAGGACTCCAGAACCTCACGAATCTTGCTAGTGGGTATCTTGACTTCCATCATTCCCACCCCAGCATGTCGTCGATGCACCAGCCGATAGCGCACTCATACCGGTCATACGCGGTGGAATACTTCTGTGAGAACGCCTCACGCGCCCTCTTGTCGAGCATGTCCAACGACAAACCGGTTTCGGCTATCTGCTGTTCCGCAGTATCGAAGTCCGGCGCGGTGTATGGCTTGTCCAGCTTCAGCATGGCACGACGGCGTAAATCATCGATAAAACCATGCTGGCAGTCGAAGATATCCGCCACGCTATCCGCGTTATCGGCGGCCATCTCGTAAGCCGCCTGCAACAACAGGCGTACGGCTTTCTCCCGAATCTCGCTCATGTCACGCCGCCTTAACCCACTTGTCGCGGACGGTAGCCACGTAATCGGCCACCGCCTTTTCCAACTGCCTGTCACTGCCACGCTCATAACGGGCACGGTAGGCGACAACGCACCTGCCATTGGCCGAAGCAACGTAGGCCACCTTGCGGCCCTTGCTGGTACGGAAGTGACGGATAGGGCCCAAACCTTGCAATTCGGGGCATTCCTTAGCCATCATCAGGTCAGGCATCGTACAATAGGAGACGGCGAAACTGTTCACCTTCGGCGGCACTTCGGGAATCTCCTGTGTATCCGGCGCGGGTTCATCATCCATGAACTCGTCTTCCAATATCGCGTCCTCGGGCATAGGCACCGGCCACTGAACATTGCTCGTGAAGCGTTCTTCCTCACACTTCCAGTTTGCATCGATCGATGGGTGCGCGACAATGCCGCCAACCGTTTTAGCGTCCATTCCGGTAGGTACCGGCACCGGCACTGTCTTCATACGCTCGGAATCGGGTATGAGCATCCAACCATGCTCAAGGTCAACGGAGCTTGACCTCATGCCATTCAAAAAGTCCTCATACTGGACTCCCTTGGCCTGAACATTCCACGCCGTGCCCTGCGAAGTCTGGGAAAGTGACCAGACTCGTCTAACCCGAGCGTTCACATACCGAACATCATATTTCGAGCCATCCTTGCGCAACCGCACCCACATGCCGCTCACGGCATTCACGTTACGCGACGGGTCATTGGTCAGCTTCTTCATTTTGGTTTACCTCACTTGTAAAGATTCGATTTTGATTGATTTTCTGGAATGAGTAGGCGGCTAGAAGACTCTCAGCATTCACCCTCTTCGGTGGCTTCGGTGTAGAAAACGTCGTCCATTTGGTCATTGTTGAAACGCTCATTGATGTAATCGGAAATTGCCTTACCGGTATCGTCTTCGTTAATTAGCTGACTAATGCGGGTATGGCTCACACCGTTACCGTCCAAAATGTAAGCGTCTTGCGCCCAACCATCTTCATGCTCGAAAGCCTTGTTATATTCGGTTTCCGTCACATATCCCCAGTCGCCAAGGCGATAGATGCCCTCATAGGGTTGGAAACCGTCATAGCGCGTCAATGGCGATAGTTTTTCGTCAACACGTTCCACCATGTCGGCAACATCTTTAACGGTAATGGACATTTTGAATCTCCCTTAAACAAGAGGGGCACGGCCACAACGCCATGCCCCACAACGATTTATTAACGATGGACTCGTACCATGTAGCCCCTACCCCACGGGACTAGCTCCACGGGATAACCTTTGGCCTCATAATGCGATTGAGTGGCAACAGCCACGGGAAACGACTTGCAACGGTAATGGTCAATCATGGTCGATCACTCACCCATATACGCAACTGGGTTAAGTTGCATGTCGATACGCCGCCATGCCCTGACCAATTCGGCGGTAGGCGCGTACCGTTCGATGGCCGACCGGCTACCGTCGTACCGTCCGGCCATATCATTGTCGCAACCGATAACAGTGTCCGCCATGATATGACGCGCCTCCTTTGCCGTAATGGCCTCACAATGCCAGTTACCATCAAAAACGTCGTCGGCAACCCAAGCGTCACGCTCAGCCCTCGAATCAAACACCCTGAGACTCCCAGGCCATGACCCATCATCCCATGTCGTGCCGATACCATAAGCCCAGCGGAAAGCGTAGAAGTAGCGTGCCATCATGACACCTCGCCATCGAAGTGACGTTCGGCGGCTACCGCGTACAGCACGCCATGCATGGTGTCGGTACTGTAGCCATTGATATTGGTGACAACTTGCAAAGTCTGCTCGGACACACCGTAATCATCTTTCAGCGCGTCCCACATTTCCTCAATAGACATTGTTGAATCTCCCTTGAATTGATGAAGCGCGGAGACAGCCGCGCGACTGAATGAATCTGATTGAAAGACTTAGTAGCGTTCGTCGATCAGAAGGCCGTCCCGGTAGATGTACAGGCCGGTACCGCGTCCGTTGCCCATTCGAGCACTATCCCAGTAGCAGAGTCCAGCTTGACCCGAGCCGTCTTCGTTCTCACATTGCGGGATGTTCGCGGTATCACTACCGCAAGCGGACAGGGTGAAAAGTGTGATTAACGCGGCTGAAGCCGCCAGAATTTTACGCATGGTTCCTCACTTCCATGTGAGGCGTGCTAAGATAGCACAGCCTCGATTTGATTGATTGGTTAGAGAACTTTCAACTTAAGGCACGCGGCTAGGTAGTTGGCGCTACTTAGCCGCATTCTTTTAACGCATCAGGTCGCTCGGTTGGCAGTTGAGTGCACTGGATATCTTCAAAGCGTTTTCAAGAGTCATGTTCCGAACGTCTCGCCGCCCGGTCTCATAACTGCTGATGATTGTTCGCGCTATTCCAGTGCGCTTGGCTAGCTCAACTTGTGTTAAGTCGGCTTGTTTGCGCAGTTCCTTAAGTCCCATAGGCTTACCCGCTTTCTCTAGTAGTAGGTAAACCAATTATGACAGCAAAATGTATCATTTGCATGTAGGGAAACACTGTTAAGTTCTCAAACTTGCTTTTGTCTTGCCCGATTGGGCTTGATAATTGATAGCATAACGTATCATTTTGGTTTAAACAAATCGGCGTGTCGGAAAACCAGCACGCCGAACAGCTCACACTGACGCGAACTCACGCACCAGCGCGTGCCGCATGATGTCATCAGCGGACACGCCACGACGTTTAGCGACGGCATCCAACATGGCCGACATGTCAGCGCTTAACGAAAACGTCCGACTGACAGCATCCGCCTGAGCGACAGGAACGACAGGCCCGGAATACACCGCACCCGGCCTTCCGCCGAACTCGCCGTTATCCGCATCGTCGGCCCACTTGTCCAACATGTCATCAGTGACCACACGGCCACCCTTCGCAACAAAAGACATGACACTTCCTCCTTTACAAAAGTTTCAGTTCCCGCAGCACCTTCGGCGTCGCACGCATGGCATGGAACACATGCCAACGATCCGACTCATCTAGTACCGCCACCATTTCCAGCAAACGCCCGTACTCGTCGTATCCAACCGCCACATAACGCAACGGGTCGGTATCCTCACGCGCCATAAACCGCACGACGTTCGACCATGCCACGCGCACCGAATCAGCGGACACGTCGGGATGTCGAGTCTGGATACGCGGGTCAACGACGATATCGCCAACCGGCACGGCTCACCACCTTTCGATATAACAGGTTCCAGCGTATCCCGTCCACCTTGGGACACGCTATGAGTGCCTAGACTATGGGATAAACCCAGTGAGCTAGGCCGACTGTGTACAAGGCCCACAGTCAGGCGAAGAATTGATTAGGGCACACACCTAGCTTTCGCTAGTGTTTTCTTTCGACTCGCTTGGAGCCTCAGCAAGCGCAAACATCTCGGATAAATCGTTAGCCATCTTGCGCCGCCCCAACGCACGTAACCATTTAACAGCCATCTCTAACGTCATGTTTTTTGTATCGAGATGCCCATTCTTGTACTTGGATACCGTGGTACGAGGTATGCCGATTTTATCGGCTAACTGTTGATTATCCAGATTCTTGCTGTCTTGCAATTCCCTGTAGTCCATGGCCCACCTCGCTATCTGTTTCAGTGGGCCTAATTATACCTTTGGCTTATTCGCAGACGGAGTTTCTGATGCCATCGCGCCGCGTTCTCTCAGCAGCCCCCGCACTACTCGCAAGACCTCTGCCTTGCTTCATTATCCCTCACCAGTCCTTGACTGGGTATCGGTAACACTATTCAATTCTCAAACTCTCATGTCACTCGGGATAGCTCTCACCTATCACCGGGACTTCGTGCGCCGCTGGGACTCGAACCCAGTACCCGCCTATCGGCGGCGCTGTCAGTAGTTGAGCTCGGCCCACACTCGGTCGAACTTGCGGTAGAGCTCGGCGGGGTATTCCTCGTTGTCGTCCATCTCGATACCGAGGGCTATGGCCGTGATGTCCAGCACGTTGTCATAGGTGCAGGGCTTGCATACCGTGGCCAGGTCTACCGCCGCTCTAAGGGCTTTGGCTTTAATCTCCGTGGTGTTCATCTCGGGGTTCCTTTCTTGGTGTTCCGTGGTTGATGGCTATCACTATACGCGGTCCAATACTGGAACGCAAGTCAATAGCGATTGAACCACCCGTAAACCATTGCAAACACTAGCTTCACTCGGCGTGTCGAAACTTACGATTCACGACGTAAAATCGCGGGTATATACCTTATATACCAAATAAAGGCTTAACGAGAATATTCTCAATAAGAAATATCAAAAACAAAACCTGAGCCAACCACACTCAACAACGCAAGCATGAGTCACGACACACCAAGTTTGACAAACCACACCACACGACTATCATTCTCCGCCCACACACAAGCATGACATAGAGGCAAACCACCACGTGACGGACTCACACGGACGGATAGACAGGCAACGGCACAGACGGCCACGACCACGCCACACTCACACCCAGGCAACGCGGATAGCCGCGTCACAGACACGGCCATACTCACAACCGCATACGACCGCGCGCATACCACGCGCCACACTACGACACGCCGACACATACACCCCACCCCCAAGGGAAGGGTACCCACGGGCAAGACGCGGGGCCGCTGCGACTCTAGCTCTGACGCTGGATGCGATCTGGGGCTATTATGGAAAAACCGTTCGCTTCTGTGGTGAGTGCTGTTCTTTCACATTTTCTTCACTGCAACGCTTGCCGCAACGCTTGTTGTGAGTAAAATGTCGTGTAGACGGATTGTTGGGGAATGGAGCGAAGCTCAGGTTCCTGACAAGACGAGGCCCCGCAGTCGCGGGGTTTTCTCATATTTGCGTGAGATATCCCAATTGGTAGAGGACGCCGGCTCAAACCCGGTGTGTTGTGGGTTCGATTCCCTCTCTCACGACTAGGCCACGCCTTTTTTGAAAACCGAACCGTCAAAACAGTTTTACGAGGATTTGTAAGGTCGAGTTCTCTGGGATTCCGTTTTGTGTTGGTGTTGTTTTCTTGGACCGGGGGCGTGGCCGGGGATGATTGGCAGAGTAGACGAATGCGGCGGCTTGCTAGGCCGTAAACCGTAAAGGGTTCGCAAGTGCAAATCTTGCATCATCCGCAGGATGGTCAGTAAGGCCGGTCAAGGTCGTGACTGTCGGTTGGGGTTTGACCGCCCGTGAACCGGCGTCGTGCAGAATCTCCGCACAGCATCGTGTGCCGACTCCCCGCTTCGCGTGGGTTGACGTCGGCTGAGGAGTGCCCCCGGTTCGCTGGGCGGCGGGAGTCTGAGATGGCTTCCACGGTGTCGAGCACGTGGAGTGCGCGCGGTCTGTAACACCGCTGCCTTCGGGCGTTGGGAGTTCGATTCTCTCCGGCACCACAATCGCGATGTAGTTCAAGAATCTGGCAGGGAACTGGGGCTGAGCACCTAGGCGGCTTTGGTTGCAGAGAATGTCGGGTAGCGCCCGGAGATCGTTGCATACTGATCGTGCAATGCGTTGCGAGATTTGGAGGGGCCAGCCGATTGGCGGCGGCAACTGTTCCGAAAACAGTCTGCCCTGACGGGCGTGTGGGTTCGACTCCCACTCTCTCCGCTGTCTGGTCAAGGTATGTCAGCCAGCCTAAACAATTGACTACCCCAAATGCCCGTGGCCGAGTGGTTCAGGCACCGGTCTCCAAAACCGGTTACGGAAGTTCGATTCTTTCCGGGTATGCGATGCCTTGAGAAGAGGCAGCTCTTGGCGGTGACAGCTTCTCGGTCAGTGCCAGTCGCCGGCGGCGGCTTCACGCCATGCCGTACGGCAATAACTGAATAGCGCTCCCTCTAGTGGGAGGCGTGGCATTCTAGCTCATTGGAAGAGCGGCGCTCTCGTAAAGCGCAGGTTCGAGTTCGATTCTCGGGATTGCCTCTAGGAACCGGTGGCCCGTGGGCCAACTCCCTTGTATTTGGATTAACCCCGTTGGAATGCTCGCTCGCCACGCTCCCACCGGTTCCGTCCCCTTATATATAAGGAGTCATCATGGCTTGGTCATCTTCCAACCGTAATGCACGGTTCAATCCCGGATGGGAGCGGACCCGCAAGCAGATATTGGAGCGGGACCGCTATCGATGCCAGTGGATTGTGACTGATTGGCATACGGGGGCAAAGCATATTTGCGGCTATTCGGCCAATGAGGTCGATCATAAGGTTCGCGCGAAGAACGGTGAGCCCGATGATGATTCCCCGTCGAATCTGTGGGCCTTGTGCCCGTACCATCATTCGCAGAAAACCGCGCAGGAGTCCGCTGAGCAGCGGCGCATGAATCGTGAACGCCGGAAGGAAGAGCAATGGTATTCGCATCCGGCGTTTCAGTGAGCGGCTATGTATGCATGGTGGCCGGCTGCGGGAATACGGTGTATGCGCGCGGCTTGTGCCGTCATCATTATGACCGTGACCGGTATGCGGGGAGTCCGATTATCCCGTTTCGTACCCGTTTGTGTCCTATAGGCCATTATTTTCAACCGTCTCGTGTTGACCAGATTTTCTGTTCCGGCAGGCATCGCAGCAAGTACAAGCGGCTGTCGGATAAAGACCCTGTGAAGTATCCCCCCAATCCGGAAACCCCCTTGTTCGTCAAGCAGGTCGAGGCCGAGGATATCGAGCCGGATATTCGGGTGGAGTCGTTCACCGACGCGGATGTCATCGCGGAATGCGATGGCGTGTGCGCTGTGTGCGGCAAGAGGGTCGATGTTGATTCTTTCGGGCCTGATGGTCCGGCGTTTAAGTGGAAGGTTCCTTTGGAGAAGTCGCGTCAGGCGACTTTGGCGAACCGACTTCTAGTCCATAACCGTTGCCTGTAGGCGGAATGCCTTGGCTTCGGCGTGCCCGGAACGGGCGGAATGGGGTTGAAGCATGGCTGGCAATGGTCATTCCGGTCGTAGCAAGGCCGGTAGGAATATGGTTTTGAAGAGTCCTGATACCGTGATGGGTCTGGACTTGCCCGCGACTCGTCCTGATGGGCGTGAGTGGCTTGACTTGACGAAACGCTGGTACAAGTCGATGCAGACGGGGCCTATGGCTCCGCGCATGGGCATGGAGGCCGACTGGTTTTCGCTGATGGATTTGGCGAAGCTGAAGGATGATTACTGGCGTATGTCGAAGCCTTCTGCGGTGATGGCCGCTGAGATTCGTCAGCGTGAGGACTCGTTTCTTATCACGCCCGCCGCCCGCATCAAGGCGAAGATCGAGGCCATTGAGGCTGATGATATGAGTACCGGAACCGGTCGCCCGGAAACCCGTGGCGAGGCGGTGAAGGAGGATGTTGACCGTCGCCGCCGTCAGTTGAGGGTGGTGAACGGTGGCGCATGACATTATTCCCCAGCTGACGCAGTGGGAGTACGATCATTCCCTCGGTCATCTGGCGGTGTGGTGGATTGAGACGTTCACGCTTATCGGTCGTGGCGACGGCATCGGATTGCCTATGCATTTCGATTTGGACGAGTACCAGTTCATGGTCGGCGCCTATGCGTTGAAGAGGAATGGCAAACGCAAGTTCAATCGTCTGTTCCTTTCCCGAGCCAAGGGTCGCGACAAGTCGGGCAAGGCCGCTGGTGTTGGCATGTTCGAGGGTTTCGGTCCTTGTCGTTTCGACCATTGGGCGCGTGAGGGCGAGACCTACACGTTCATGGGTGAGACATACGAGTATCGCGAGGGTGAGCCTGTGGGCAAGCCTGTCACCCAACCCGAGGTCGTGTGCTTGGCCAATTCCGAACAGCAGGCCGGCAACGTGTTCGAGTCCATCTACTACAACTGCGATTCCGGCCCCTTGTCCGATTGGAAGGGCATGGGCATGGATGTGGGCACGACCCGTATCATGCTTCCCGAGGGCGGAATCATCATGCCCATCACTTCTGGCGCTTCCAGTCAGGATGGAAAGCTGACCACCTGTGGTCTTGCCGACGAGACGCATCTTATGGTGCAGCCGAAGCTGTGGAACGTGTACAAGACCGTGGCCCGTAACCTCGGCAAGCGTGCCGGTACCGCTGGCACGTTCATGATGGAGACCTCCACGATGTACCGTCCCGGTGAGGGCAGTATCGCTGAAGCGTCGTACAAGTATGCGTGGGATGTGGCCGCAGGACGAATCAAGCATCGTGCCGGCATCTACTTCGACCATGTGTACGCGACGTTGGACGTGGAGGACTTCTCGGACGAGAAGAAGATGACCAAGGCTCTTGAGATTGCCTACGGTCAATCCTTGAAAAGCCCTGATGGGAAGGACCATATCATTCTCAAGGACGGTACCGACGTGCCGATTGAGAACAAGACCGGTCTGAGCGCCGATGGCCGTTATTCGCTGACCGATGGCGAGCTTGGCCCGTCCAAGGACGGGTGGTTGACGTTGGATGGTCAGCTTGACCAGATCTATCAGCCGGACACCGATCCCGCAGATTCGATTCGCTACTTCCTGAACAATCTTTCCAGCGTGCAGAACGCTTGGCTCAGGGAGTCCGACATTCAATCCCATGTCCTGTACAAGGACGAGATGGCCGGTTATCTGGGTTCCCGCAAGCTAGAAACCGCTTGGCAGAAATTCGTCACCAAGAAGGAGCCGATAACGCTCGGCTTCGACGGTTCCGTGTCGAAGGACTCCACAGCCCTCGTTGGTTGCAGGGTGTCCGATGGCATGCTGTTCCTTATCAAGCTGGAGCAATGCCCGGACGGGCCGGAGAAGGCCACGTGGAGGGTTGACCGTGACGCTTTCGACCAAGCCGCCAGAGACATGCTCGACAAGTACAACGTGGTCGGCTTCTTTGCCGACGCGGCCTTCTTCGAGTCGATGATAGGCGCTTGGGAGAAGGACTACGGGAAGAAACTGAAGGTCGGCCCCCGCAAGAACGGCGATCTCGTCAAGTTCTATACGAACAACTGGAAGAACGAGATGTATCAGGCCACGGAGAACGCGGCCACAGGTTTCCGCTACCCGTATGAGGAGCCGGAAGGCAGAAAGCCAGCGTTGAACAGCATCGCGTTGCTTGCCGACCCGAGGCTCGTCAACCATTTCCGGCATCCGCGCCGGGTGGACAAATCGTATGGCTACAAGATTCTCAAGGAATCACCGGCCAGCCCGAACAAGATCGATGCCTGCGTCGCGGGCATTCTCGCATACCGCGCACGCGCCCGCTATCTGGAGATAGCCGAGGAGAAGAGGCGTCGCGCGCCCATTCGCATCTATTAGGAGGTTAGCCCATGCCCGACGTGCAGCTTGCCATCAGGAACGCGACCGTCGAGGATACGGATGCCTGGAACCTCACCCAGCTTGCTACGGCTTGGGGGCGCAGGCTTCCCATGCTCGCCGTTCTGAAACAGTACAAGGACGGCAAGGAGCTTGTGGACTCCACGAGCGTGCCCGGCAGCACAAGCCCGAACGCGGCTCCCGTGTACCGCACCATGCGCGAGATAGGCACGTTGAATCTGGCTCGCCGTATCAGCGAAAGCGTGACCGACCGTCAGCGTCCGAACGGTTTCCGCAAGATATCCGACGATAAGGTGAAGGACACCGCCGCCGACGCCATGTACCGGGATTGCATGATGGACACGCTGCTGCGCTGCCACCTGTTCCCCGACACTGCGGATTACGGCGCCTCCTACGGCTTTGTGAACAAGGGGCGCGGGAAGAAGCTGGTGCAGGCGTGGAGCCCTTGGTGCTGCTACATGTCGGATGATGAAGATTCGGCCATCCATTACAGCTATGACGCCCGTGATGGGGTCGAGAACATTCGCTTGTTCAGCATGGAACGCGACGAAGCCGGCAATATCAAACGTGTGTATTCCAAGCTCGCCACGCGCGAGAGCGAACGCACGGTGACTGACCCCGACGACGACGAGGCCGTGGCACAGCTCGCCATAGAAGGCAAGGCATGGGAGCCGGGCAACACTTGGGAGTGGGCACAGGGCGATGAGACCTACGATTACGCTCTAGCCTGCGAAAGCCTTCCGGTGGTCAAACTGCCAACGCCGGACGGCATGGGCATGTTCGAGCCTTTTCTTGATACTCTGCGCCGTATCGACCGTCAGATTTTCGACCGCCTGTGCATAACCATGATGCAGGCGTTCCGCCAACGCGCCATCAAAGGCGACATCAACCTTGAATACGGCCCTGAGGATATCGAGGTCATTCAGGGCTTGAAGGATGAGGGTGACCCAATCGACCTTTCTGAAAGGTTCGCCATGGGTCCCGCAGCACTATGGAACCTGCCGGACGGCGTGGATATATGGGAGTCTCAGACCACCGATCTGAATGGCTTGCAGAACGTCATCAACGCCGACATCAAGCATCTTGCGGCCACTGCCGGCATCCCGTTGGATATTCTCAGCCCTGACGTGCAGGGTTCCGCCAACGGTGCCGAGTTGAAGCGCGAGACGCTGCGGTTCAAGGTCGAGAACCTGAACGCCCTCGCGTCCGAGGCCATCGGACGCATGATTCGCATGGCGTTGACGTTGGACGGCGAGGGCAGCGCCGCCGAGGACGATTTCGAGCTGATGTGGAAGCCCATGGTGTCCACGAGCAGTCTGGAACTCGCCCAATCCGGCCAGCTGAAATACCAGTCCGGTCTGATGGCCCGCCGCACGGTTCTCACCCATGACTTCGGTTTCACAGCTCAGGATATAGCCGAGGATGACATGAATCGCATGTCCGACCAGTTGACATTCTCCGACCAATCGGCCGGTCAGCCCGTACTGCAGGGCGCCGTGCAGCCGGCGACCGGATGGGATGAAACCACCCAGTCCGCCGTTAACGGTTTGAACGGCGACGAGAACGGCGACGGCGTTTCCGATAGCGTCACCAGTCTCGACGGCGTGGAGACGTTCTGATGGCCGACATCACCCAGATTCTCAACCAGCGCATGAGCCGGTACGAGCGCGAACGCGCCCGACTGGTCGAGGAATACGTGACCGCCGCATGGAAGATGTGGCAGAGCCTGTCCCCCGCCGACTGGTGGAACGATGCCATCACGCAGGGCGCGTCGGCTAACCTGACCTCACGGTATATGGCGTTCGTGGAGCGTATGCGCCGACTTGGCATAGCCTATGCCGACATCACGCTCGGACTTGTCGGCGCCACCGCGCAGGGTCAGCTCCCGGAGTTCGAGGTGGTCAGGGACAACACGGACCCGTGGAAGATGATGCTCCGCCCCGTGGAATCCTACAGGGACGCTTCCAGTAAGGAGCCTCACTTGCGCCCGTCCGCGTGGGAGAACCTTGAGGCCGACGCGCAGCGTTCCGTTGACAGGTGGCTGGAAGAGGCGAACGAGCGTCTTATCGACATCATCGACACTGATTCCATGATCGCCGGAACCCATGCCACGTTGGAACGATACCGTAAGTCCGGCGTCACGAGATACCGGCGCATCATCCACCCGGAACTGTCCAAGACGGGCACGTGCGGCTTGTGCGTGGTCGCAGCCGACAGGGTGTATTCGATAGCCGCGCTCATGCCTTTGCACGGCAACTGCCATTGCACCGTGCTCCCCATCGTCGGAGACAACGACCCCGGTCTGAGACTCAACGACGATGACCTGAAACGCATCTACAAGGAGGCGGGCGGCACCGCATCCGCGAAACTCCGGCAGACCCGCGTGCTTACCCTCACCAACAGCGAGATAGGCCCCGTATTGAGCGCCAAGGATGTCAAGCCCCGCAAGGACGTGGACTGGCATCAGCCCGACGCGGATATGACACGGGAGCAGATTCAACGAATGTTGGAGAGAGCCAACGTGTTCACCGCATACTACCGGAAGGTCGAATCGACCGGAGAGGCCGAACACTTCCGCTACGAGGAGCACACCTACCATTTCGAACCTTCGCCGCACCTGAAACAGGCGCTGGCGTCAAACCTTGCGTTCGCGCAACAACTCAGGGCGAGGCTTCGCCTTGCCGCGTAACAGCAACCAAGTTGAAAGGAACCATCCCTGATGGCTGACAACGAAAACACCCCCATCGTCGAAACGACCGTGGACGGTGAGCCCGGAACGGGCGAACAGAACGACACCACGCCTAAGGCCGACAGCAACGACCTTGCCGACAAGGTGTCCATGTGGCAGGCCATGAGCCGCGAGAACGAGAAGAAGAGCCACGCGAACCTGAAGCGCGCCACCGATGCGGAAAGCAAGCTGGCCGACGTGGAGCACCAGTACGCGCAGGCTCAGACCCAGATCGCCAAGCTCAAGGCGCAGGCCGCATACCCGCAGCTCACCGATGAGGTGTTCGCCGCCCTTGCACCCAAGGACGCGGACGCCGAGGCCATCGAGGAGTGGGCGAAGAACGCATCCCAGTTCATTCTTCCCGCGCAGACCGAAACGGTTGCCGACGAGGGGAAGAAAGAAGAACAGCAGCAGCCCCTGCCCGCCTCCGTATTGGAGGGATACAGCCATACGGCGCCTCATCCTCAAGGTTCGACGGCCAGTGGCGGATTGACTGCCGCATACGATTACGGGCGCAAGTTCGCGTCCATCAACAACGACAAAAAGTAAGGAGAACCCCAATGGCTAAACCCGTGGAAATGGTTCACACCACCGGCTATACGGTGCCGCAGGACGACCAGTCCTGGCTTATCAACCGCATCACCGATGGCATTCGTGAGGCGCAGCTTGACCTGAGCCTGTTCACCGGCGACAAGGAGAAGGAACAGAAGTACTTCGCCTCCATCGACCCGGATGATTTCAACGCCTGGCTGAAGTCCGGCATTCCGGTCGCCAAGGTCACCAGCACCGGCCTGTTCGGCCCGTATGACCCGACCGCCACCGATGGCCGCCAGCTCAAGGTCGCCGGTTTCCTTGAAAGCCAGCTGCACGTGGTGTTCACGCGCTCCGGCTTCGAGGACCAGTATCCGACCGCTGGCGTGCGCTACATGGCCGTCATCGACCGCAACAACCTGCCGGTCACACTGGCGGAAAGCACCGTTTTCGAGGGCCTTATTCTCGACTACGACAAGGACGCTGGCGGCGATGTGACGGTGCTGTCCCCGTCCGCTGCCGGCACCGCTCCGGCCTACAAACTGACCAACGCCACTGCAAGCGCACTGGGTGGCGTCAAGCAGGCCGCGAACGTCGCCAACCTCGCAACCAGTGCCGACGCCGCCGCCATCGTCACTGCGGTCAACACCCTGTTCGCCAATCTGCGCACTGCCGGCGTCATGGCCGCTAAGTGACCTTAATCATTCGTTTCTGAAACCCGCCCCATGTGGCGGGTTTTTATACCCGAAAGGAACATCATGGCCCTTATCAACAAGGACATCATCACGCCCGCCGAGGCGTCGGCCATCGTGCTCGGCGCATATCAGTCCACGCGCGAGATTCTGCCGTTCGGCAAGATTCTGCCGGATGTGATGAACCCGACCGGTCTGAACGTGAGCTGGGTTCCGAACCAGCCGCGCTTCGAGGTCGAGGAAATGAAGTATTCGACATGGGATAGCGAAGCCCCGTATGACAAGACCACCGGTGGCGGCAAGAAATCCTATACGGAGATGCTGCCGCTGCGCAAGCGCCACCGCATCAGCGAGCACGACATCGCAGCCGGACGTGTCGCCGCCACCGCCACCGAGGCTTCCGACGAGCTGCGTGAGGCACTTGCCCGCCTCGGCACCGAAATGGCCTACCGTACGGAGAAGGCCAACGTCGCCGTCGCCGTGGACGCCAAGCTCGGCATCGGCGAGTCGAACCTGACCGCCAACTGGGATTACGCGCGAGACGCCTCGCTCGCCGTCGAACTCAAGGCCAACAACCTGTGGTCCAACGCTGCAAGCGACCCGATCAAGGACCTGCGCAAATGGAGCGACCTCGTGTACAAGGCCGAGGGCACCCGCCCGCGCGTCATGGTCACGACCCGCAAGGTCATGAACACGCTCATGGAGAACGCCGCCGTGATGAAGTACTTCTACGCGGGTCAGGCCCAGTCGGACATGCTGCCCGCCTTCATCGGCGAAGCCCAGGTGCGTGGCGTTCTTTCCTCCTATGCGAATATCAGCGACGTTCTGCTCGTTGATGAGACGTATGAGGAGTTCGCCCGCCAGCAGAAGATCATTCTGCCGGGCGGCGTGGCCTCCTTCTTCCCGGAGAACACCGTTCTGCTGCTGCCCGGTCTGAACGACACCGGCCTCGGCTACACGGCTCTCGGCCCGACCGCCGAAGCCAAGCAGTCCACCGTGTACGGCATCAGCCGCCAGTACGACGCCGGCCCGATTGGAGCCATTCTCGACATCCCGTCCGCCACGCCGGGCTACGAGGCTTACGTGAACGGCACGATGCTGCCGGTTCTCGTCCAGTCCAACAGCACGTTCAAGGCTACCGTCCTCAACGGCTGAGCTTAAGGAGCCAGCATGTCCACGACGCTTATCGACAACATCGACTGGTTGAAGTACATGCGGCTCAACGCGACCGGGGAGCCGGAACTGTTCGACAAGGACACCGGTTTCCCCGATTCGTGGGTGAAGCAGCAGTGCCGTAAGGCCGCATTGCTGTGCATGGCCGAATGCCCGAACGTGTACGCGCGGCTGCGCAGGCGGCGTCTGAGCGAATCGGACTTCGCCGGCGTGGTATGCGATATGGTTCTCCGTCTCGCCCGCCAATACAAGTACAATGCCGAATCGAACGGCAACTACTCGTACACGCGGCGCGATGACCAGCCGGTGACTCCCAGTCCCCGATTGTTCGTCGCAAAGGACGAAAAGGCCATGCTCACCGGCTACACCAGTTCGCAGGGCGGCGGGCACATCAGCCTCGGCTTCGACCCCGGCTTCGGGGGCTGACCATGAGCCACCTGTATGACGGGGAGCAGCCCGAGGAGACCCACCTGTTCGATGACGTGGAGACAGAACCCCGCATCACGGATGATCTTCTGCACCGCGACATGATCGTGGTGCAGCCGATGAAACCGTATGAGACACCCTACGGTGCCGGCACGGTGCCGGATGGGGACGCCTCCTACTGTTACTGCTCGTTCGAGCCTCGAATCAATAAGAACAGCACGTTTTCGAAGAACTGGGCGCAGGATACCACGCCGCAATCGACAGGTGGCCTGCGTGAGGATGCTCTGGCGATCGTTCTCGCGCCGGAATGGCATGGGGACATCAACACGCAGTTCTGGTTCGATAACGCCTGTTACGAGGTTGACGGCCCGCCTATGGAGATGCGTCACGCCTCGGATGCCGCCCACCATTGGAACATCACCGCGAGATGCATCGGCCATGCGACCGAGGACAACGGGTTGAAACCGCCTGTCCCTCCCGAGGGGAGCCGCACATGGGGTACGTGAAGCTGAAGCCCGCGAGGGTGTTGAACCGTGACATGGCGATACTGTTCGGAGCCGAAGCGACCCGTCCCGTGGCGGAGAAGGTCGAGGCGAAGGCGAAGGGACTGGCCGACGTGAAGGCGAAGCATTCGTCCGTCGCCGACCGCATCGACATCAGCACTCACGCGCATGGCACGCATACCGCCGTGATCATGAGCGTCAAGGGCCGTGACGGTTCCGAGATCGCCTCCCACTTGGAGTTCGGCTACTTCAACCGGTGGCTGGAACACAAGTACGGCATCAAAAGCCCGAGTGCTTGGATGCCGGGATTGTTCATCATGTCGAAAGCGAAATATGTCTGACCCCACGATATTCGACCTTTCCGTAAGGGAACAGTTGGATGCGGTCGCCATGACACGCGCCTACCTGGACGCCGTCGAATGGAAGAACCGTGATTTCAGGCCGGTCATCCAACCGGAGGTCACGCCCGCCACGGATTCGCTCCTGTTGTCCCATGACGTGATTCTCTACCATTGCGGTGCTCCTGAGCAGCCCGACTGGAATCTGAAGGCTTGGATATGGCAGTACACGCTGTCTTTGACGGTGCTGGGCCGTGACCCGGAACGGGTGGCCCGCATCTGCGGATGGCTGCACCGTTGCATATCCGCATGGCCCTACCGGCCCGGCACCGACTATGGGAAGATCGGGCGGATAGTGGACAATCCCGGTTTCGAGTCCCGGTCTTCCGGCGACATGACCAGTTCCAAAAGCATCGTCGCGTGGACTTCCACGAAACGCATACAGGCCGCGTCCCCACGCGGCTGACCTTATCTGAAAAACCATCAATCACACAATCAGACCCCGCACGCCTGCACGGCTGCGGGGTTTTCCATATTTGAAAGGAAAACGATATGGCTGACGAAATCGGCATCCACGACGACGGCGTGTTGACCGCCGTCCGAGGAACGATCTTCATGGCGAAGGCCGAGACCATCATTACCTCCGCACTGCTCAAGCAGTTCACCGTCGAGGCGGCGACCGTGGGCGTGGGCGACGACATGTGGACGAACCTCGGCCACATGTCGAACGACAACCTGCCCGAGTTCGCGTTGGACGGCGGCGACGCCACCACGTTGAGCACTTGGCTCAAGGCGGCGTTCCGCACCCAGTACGCCCAGACCACCGGCACTGTGACGTTCAATTCGGTGCAGGGCGACAAGGGCACGTTCAAGACCTTCTACAACGCGGTCGATATGACCGGCGCCGGCGTGGCCTTCTCCTTGGAGAAGACCCCCATCAACAAGTCCCTGTTCATCCTGTGGTCCGACACGAACACGACCGGCCGTGCCGGCCTGCTGCTGCCGAACTCGGACATCGCGTTCTCCAGTCTGCCTGCTCTTTCCACGGATTCGTTCGTGGAGTTCTCCGCTCAGGCGAACATCAAGACATCCAGCTCGCTTCCGCATGACAAGAACGGCAAGTTCACGTCCGTCGCCTACTTCGCGCCGTCCGACTTCACGGTCTGACCCGTCTCTTCCTTGCCGCGTCTCCTATCCGCGCGGCAAGGAACCCCCTCTTTCCACGGATAGGGCTTTTCAGAATCATTCTTTTCCACGGATAGGAGCCGATGATGGCAGAGAACACTAAGAACACGACCGACAACGCGAAGATGCCGGAGACATGGGACGAGCTCAAGGAGCAGCCGCTGTTCGCGGGACTGCCCGACATGGCGAAGCCGCAGGAGCTGAACGTGGCCCAGTCCGCCGAGTTCTCGGTGACATGGCAGCGCATCTCCGAACGCAACGGGAAACTGGGCGACATGGGCTTATTCGGCGACGATGAGGCCGACAAGCCGAAGAAGAAGCCGAAGTACGACGAGTCCGAAGCCGTCATCCTCATGGCCGAGATCGTGCAGTACGCGGACATGTTCTACCGCGAAATCGCGGCCGACGAGAAGCAGTGGGACGAGTTCACCCGTGGCCGCACCTTGGAGAACCTGTACGTGCTGCTGGTGTCCCTGACCACGTTCTATTCGGTGGCACTGGGAAAATCAAGCGCCTCCAAGACGCGCTTGGAGAATGCAGAGTAGCGGTCTCGGCCGACTTCCAACGCTTCTACAACATCAACCTCCCCGCCAGTATGGGCCGCATGGAGCCGTCATGGCTGTGCGACCTGCTGGACGGTTTGGAGGGCGTTGACGGGAGCCTGTACCGCGCGTGGATGGCCGAACACCATCCGCTCCCACGGGAAGACGCGAAAAGCATGCCGCGTCTTTCCTACCTCACCTACGGGCAGTCGCAGATGCTGATGCTCAGCATGACGAACCAGCTTGAGATGATTCGCGTGATGATCGCCCGCATGATGGGCGACAAGAAGTCGAAGCCGCAGCCCGTCTATCCGCCCGGCACCGTGGTCAAGCCCGATTCGGTCGGGCCGAAATCGTTCTCCACGGCGGGCAAGTCGTTCGCCCAGATCACGGGCATGTTGGGTGCCGTGTTCGGCGGCAACAGTTTCTAGCAGAAAACCCCTCGCATTCCACGAGGGGTTTTCGTTTATCCTCCCGGAGGTTTTCTCATGGCCTTGTATTCCGCTGGCGCGGTCGGCGTCGATATTCGCCCGGACACCGATAATTTCTGGAAGATTCTCAACGCGGAACTGCATTCTCGCCACCCTGAGGTCACCGTTGATGTGAACACGAAGGGCGTCGCACGCGCCAAGGAGCAGATGCGCGACCTTGACGGCAAGACCCTCACCAACGTGGTGAAGATCGACGGCGACCCGTCCGGCTTGCGTGCCATCGACAAGGCCATGCAGGCCCAGCGGAAGCAGTGGGAGAAGAAGCCGGTCACAAGCAGGTTCGACTTGGACGATACGTCGTTCAATGAGAAGATTCACCGGCTTTCCAACCAGATCAAGCGGACCGCCGGCCAGACGGAGGCGTTCGTCAAGAAGTCGCAGAAATCCGTGGCCGACAGTCTTCAGGACAGTCTCTCCCGCATGCGTTCGGCACGCGCCCTCTACGACAAGGAGGCCACGGCCGCATCCCGCAGGCAGACCATGCTCATCAAGGACGAGCACGCCGCCTACGACATGTACGCGGAGACCATCGAGAACGGGCGCAAACGTCAGGAGCAGTTGACCCGCAGCCAAGCCGATGTCAGTAAGACCCTTGACTGGTCCATCAAGAAGATGAAGGAGCTGCGCGAGGCCGGGAACATCGACACCGCGAACTGGTACAAGAACAGTCGCATCCCCGAGCTGCGCGAACAGCTCAAGGGCCTGAAAGCCGACCTGAAGGCGGTAGGCAAGGAGATAGCGGAGAACAAGAAGGCGCAGGACAAGCTCTTCTCCGCCGATTTCGACAACAAGGTAGCGGCCCAGCAGCGTCTTATCGACTCCAACACCAAGAAGTGGGAGAAGGCGACCGACGCCATCTCCAAGTATTCGGACGCCGAGCTCATGCGCAAGGCGCGGCTCAAAGACTTCAACCGTGAGAACGACCGGCTGTTCTCCGGCCTGAACAAGATTCTCGACCTTGAGGAGAAGTCCGAGAAGCTGAACCGCAGGCAGCTCCAGCAGCTGTCGAAGCTCACGGCCGGCCAGAAGGCGTTGGCCGAGGTGTTCGAAGACACGGGAACCAGCGTCAAACGCCTCAACGCGGTACAGAACGATTCGCGCCGCACGATGGACAAGCAGCGCAAGACCGCCCGCGAACTGACCAGCCTGTTCGACGAGCAGGAGACCCAGATCAACGCGCTTTCCGCCGCGTTCCAGAAGTTCAAGCCCATGGGCATCGACAAGAACCTCGGCAAGGAGCTCAACAATACCTTCGACCAGCTGAAGAAGCTGCGCGACTTCGCATCCCGCAAGCCGATCACCGCCAAAGCCACATTGGATAAGACCCAATGGGACAAAAAATACGCGGAACTGATGTATGACGCGGAGAAGCTGCGCGCCAAACTCGACCGGGAGCATGAGGTCAACGTCCGCGTCAAGGTGTGGGAGGACAACGCCGACAAGCTCGAAGCCCGGTTGGAGAAGCTGCGTCATACGCGCCTCGACATTCCCGTGGACTGGCAGGTCGATCAGGAACGAATCATCGCGTCGATGCGTGAGACCGCCGCCAAGATCAAAGCCAATCCCGAACGTCGTTGGGAGCTTGAAGCCGACCTCGACCTGCAAATGCATCGCGCCGAGGAGAAGCTGAAGAAATTCGAGGACAAGAACGACGAGCTGAAGATGGATTTGGACTTGGAGACCGCGTTGGCCCGAGCCCATCTCGCCTACTTCACCCGCCCCCGCACCATCGACATCTTCGCTAATTTCAAGGGCACAGACCTTGGCAAGATTTTCTCCGGCATGACCAGTGGTGCGACCGGTTTGAAGGGCGTGCAGAACCAGTTCGACAGTCTTGTGAACCTGTTCGACAAGCTCGACAAGGTGGTTCCCAAGTGGTCGATTCTCGGTGCCGGCGTCACCGCGTTGGGTGCCGGACTCCTGAACCTGGGACGCACTGCGGGCGGTGTCGGCGTCAGCCTCGTGTCCATGAGCAAGGCCGCGTTGGCCGCTCCCGCCGCGTTGGCTGGTCTGGCGTCCGCAGGCTACGTGGGCTACCGGGTGTTCGGTGATTTGAAGGAAAAGTTCGATGTCACCAAGACCTCGCTGGCGAACCTGAACAAGGAGTTGGGCGACAACGCTTGGAACGAGTATGGGGATAACCTGTACCGTCTCGCCAACGACGTGGCCCCCTCACTGTCCAAGGGTTTGAACGGTATCGCCGTTGAGGAAGGCAAGGTGCTCAACGGGCTTATCGACGTGGTGCGCCAGTCCAACGAGGCCGACCAACTACCGCGTATCTTCGAGAACACTCGTCTCGCGGTGTCCGAACTGAACCCGGGCTTGCAGTCACTGGCCCGCGCGTTCCTCGGCTTGGGCGACCAGTCCAGCCAGTATCTGCCCCGCATGGCCTCCTACATTTCCGACGTGGCCGAGAAGTGGGCGAACTGGGTGGATACCGCCGAACGTACCGGTCAAGTCTCTAAGGCGATGGAAAAGGCCATCGAACAGGGCGGCTATCTGAAATCGTCCGTGTTCGACCTGATAGGCGTGTTTGAGGGCACGTTGGGTACTCTGGCGAAGACCGAGAACGGTATCCAAGGTTTTTCCGAGGCTTTGGAGAAAGCCAACAAGGCCGTTCACACCATCAAGTTCCAAGAGACTTTGGAGGCTTGGAGCGCTGGTGCGCAGGACGCGCAGGACAAGATGCGCAACGCTTTCAAGGATATTGGCGACGCCGCGTACTCGTTGAAGGACACCACTCGCGCGATGTTCGGTGACGCGGGCCAGATCGTAGGCGAGGGCATCACTGGGTTGAGTCGCGTGTTGCAGCAGTCCGGTGGTGGAATCCGCGATTTCAGTTCCGGTGTCCGCGACGGGTTCAGCCAGGTGTTTGACGCGGTGGGTGACGCGGGCCCCATGTTCTCCGATTTGGCGAGCATGGTGGGCCAGTTGTCGCGCACGTTCGGCGGCACGTTCGCGTCCGCTTTGCGTACCGTGAGCCCGCTTATCAGCACCATCGCCAAGGGTGCCACCGGCGTGGCCCAAGCGTTCGACTCGTTGCCGGGGCCGGTGAAAAGCATCATCACATTGTGGGCCACGTTCGGTCGTGCGGGCAAGACGGCGTTCGAGTCGTTGAAGACCGGCATGTTGCAGAACATCCAGTCCACGATGCGATACCAGAAGATGCTCAGCGAACTGGGTTTGAGCGCCGAACAGGCGTCCGTGAAAATGGGCACCCTGATTAAGGCGATGAACCAGTTGCGTTCCGGCAATTATGCGGGTATTCTGTCCGGTGCCATCAGCGAGGTCAATTCCCTCGGCATGGCGGCGGAAGCTAACTCGAAGAAGCTGCTCCTTCCGGGGAACGCTGCCAAGGAGACTTCCAAGGACATGGGCGGCTTGGTCGGTGCGAACGGTCAGGCCATCGCCTCCATCCGTTCGGCCGGGGAGCAGGCCGAACAGCAGTCCGGCAGGTTCGGTTCGTTGAAGACCGGCGTGAAGAACCTGTGGGATGCGTTCGGCGGCTGGACGACGGTTGCCGGTCTGGGAATCAGCGCGGGCATCGCCGTCATCGGCAATGCGATATCCGACTACACGACGAAGGCGGAAGCATCCAAGCAGGCGATGGACAAGGTCATCGACGGCATGAAGGGCATCAAGTCCAACGCCAAGGAGGCGGCGGACACGTTCAACGATTTCAAGTCGGAGACCACGAAACAGTGGGATGACCCGTCGCTCCTGTTCGGCAAGGACGGTGGCGGCGCGGTCACTGAATGGCTCGTCAAGGTCAGCGGCGGCTACACGTCCGCAGCCGACGCGGCCAAACGTCTGGGCATCAATACCAGTACGCTGACCGATGCGGTCAGCGGCAACGAGGCCGGCTACAAGAAGCTCGTCAAACAGTTGGAGGCGCAAAGCAAGGAGACATACAAGGCCAGCGACCAGTACGGCATGATGGTCGAGAAGCAGACCGATGCCGCCATCGCCGCCGACACGCTGTTGCAGGCGTTGAAGAAGCAGCACAAGGAAGGCTTGGAGAAATCCGTCAAGGAGCAGATGAAATATCTGCGTTCCCTCGAACAGATCTCCGATTCCTCCTCCGCGCTGTCCGACAAGCTCAGCTCGCTCGCCACGACGGTCAAGGCGAACGGTCAGGCGTTCAAGGAAAACGGCGAACTGGCTGACGCCAACAACGCCGCCTATGTGCGCACCGACAAGGCGATGAAGGATGTGGCCGCTACCGCGTTGCTGTCCGCCCATCAGCTTCTCTCCTATGGTGAGAAGAACGGTCAGGTGGAGGAGTACACGCAGAAGGCCGCAAACTCCATTTATGAGGCGCGTGAGGCCATCGTGCAGCAGGCTCAGGCCGCTGGCATGAGTGAGGAAGCTGCTGAAAGGTACGCTGATTCGCTTGGTCTGATTCCCTCTGATGTGGGTACCACGATCACCGCTCATTCGGAAATCGCCCAAGATGCGGTGGATAAGCTCGTGCAGGGCATATCCGGTCTGACCGATGGTGAGAAAGAGATCGTTATCCGGCTACGTGAAGCTGGAGTGGTCACCACGTTGGACGGTGTTCTCAGTCTTGTTGAGCAGCTGATGAAAGGCGACTTGTCCGAGAGGGACCTCACATTGCTGTTGAACGCGAAGGGCAATGCTCGCTGGGAGACAGGCGAGGTCAAGGAGAATCTTCTTGCTCTCGGCATGTCCAAGAAAGCCTACAAGTGGCTGTTCTCAGGTGAGGGCAACGCTGAGGAGCGCATGCAGAAGGTCAGGGACGAGCTCGGCTATCTGAACCTGACCGACGAGCAGATACAGTGGATTCTCGACTGTATCGACCACGCTTCCGGCAAGATAAAGGACGTGGAGAAGAATAAGGTTCCCGCCGCCAAGGGCGTCAGCTTCAACATCGACGCCAACGATGATGACGCTCAGGTGAAACTCGCCTCCTATAGGGAGTCCGATGGTGAAAAGCTCGCTGAGAATAATATTCTCGTCAGCGCCGTCGATAACACCAGCGAGGGCACCGAGTCCGCTAAGGCGAACGTGTTCAGTGTTCCCCATGAATGGTGGTCGTGGCTGTTCGGACTTGATGGCACCAGTGGCCCATCCGGTATCGCGAAGAACGCCGTTGAGAGCATTCCTCAGCAGTGGCAGTCTATATTGACTGGTTCCGGCAATACGACGCTGTTTTCCAACATCGCCAATAATGCGGTTCGGAATATTCCTCAGCAGTGGTTGTCCATGTTTACGGGTCTCGGCAATACGCCATCGTTTGCCGGAACGGCACGAAGCATGATCGGCAAGGTGCCCACCTATCATTCCACGACGTTGAATGCGATGGGCAACGCTTTGGATGTCGCGTCGAACCTGCTATCCACTCTGCGGTCAATCGCTGGTCGCACATGGACGGCTTTCATCGACACGATATCCGGGGGTGGCGGTCATGCTACCGGTGGTCGTATCTATGGTCCCGGTACTTCCACTTCTGATTCGATTCCGGCGATGCTGTCCAATGGTAAGATGGTGCTTCGTGCCGCAGCCGTCAAGAAGATTGACGCCTTGTATGGCAGGAGTTTCCTGAACACGTTGAACGCGGTCGGCAGTGTGGAGAAAGCCATGCAACCGTCCGCGTTCGCGTTGAACGCTCGCAGGAAGTCTCAGGCGTATGCGACCGGTGGCCGCGTATCCACGGCGAACGGCTCGTGGAACATCGAGGTCAACCCTGTTGTCAACGTCGAAGCGAACGGCAACTTGAACGCCGGCGTGCGCGAGTTGAACAACCGTGTGGACGAACTGAACCGACAGGTAGGGGCTCTTGCGGCCGGACTGCCGTCCGTGATCTCGGAGAACAGCAGTCCGTGGCCTTCGCAGAGGGCGTTCAACCGTGATGTGAGAGGAGCCCTATGAGCGAACTGACCTACACGTCAGGCGTGACCGGACAGGTGTTCGACTTGGAATCCAAACTGTCGTGGGGTGCGGCCCTCGGACTGCGATCCCGCGAATGGGATTACTCGCTGACCTACCGTGGATTGGGTATGCCTACACGCAAGGCTCGTGAGGTAAGTGTCAGCATGAGCGTCATAAACCCGTCCGATTTGGATGCGTTCATGCGTGCTACGGACGCGGATATTCAGATGAACCAGCCCGGTGTGATAACCGGGCTGGCCGAGTCCGGCGCGGCATGGACGCAGCATGCGGTCATCGTGAAAACCAGCCCCCAGTCGCATCATCGTGCGTCGGACGCCAGCATTGATTTGACCATCGTGCTGTTGGACGGCGTGTGGCGGAGACGGTTGGACGTGCAGCATTTCTGGTCGGATGTGTTGCAGCCCGGCTTGGATTTGGATTACCCGCACGATTACCCGCACGACTATATGCCGACCATGAGGAACACGACCGTGGTGAATCCGATGCCCGCGCCGATGCCGTTCGAAATGGTCTGGTTCGGCCCCGTGTCGAAACCCCAGTTGACGTTGGGGGGCAACCGGTACGAGTTGGACATGGACATTCCCTCGGGCGGCTACGTGACCATTTCCAGTGTGGAGGGTGAGAAAAGCATCATCCTGACCACTGAGAACGGCGACACGTCGAACGTGTTCTCCAAGGGTGTGCGCACGGGCGGTGAGAACGGGGGAAGCTACATCTTCCAGCCGATACCGTCCGGCGAGCTCGCTGCTCAATGGAACAAGTTCGGCATCGATCTGACGATCATCGAGGAGGCGAGTGAACCGCAATGGGTGTAGGGCTTGTGGTGACCGACGCGAACCATGTGGATTCGATGATGGTCGAGGATTATTCGTTGGATTGCGCGTGGGGCAAGGACGAGAACGATTTCGAGTTGACGGTGGACAAGCTCATTCCGCAGGGCGCGTTCGTCTACTTGGAGGAGTCCGAGTGCGGCGGGATAGTTGATGCGTTGCGCGACCAGTTGGAGCGTGGTGATTCCACGCTCACGTATTCGGGGCGCACGTGGCATGGCATGTTGGAGAACAAGATTCTCGCCCCGGATTCGGGGCAGGATTACCTCACCGTGTCAGGCAACGCCTCCACCATATTGGGCGCGTTGTTGTCCCGTGTCTCGCTCACCCCGTTGTTCAAAGCGGTCGTTTCCCCGTCCGGCGACGTGTCCATCAAGTCCTACCGGTTCGAACGGTATGTGGACGCGTACACGGGCGTCTGCGCGATGGCGAAAGCGAACGGTTTGAAACTCAAGGTCGCTTACCGGTCAGGCCATGTCGAAACATGGCTGGAGCCGGCGGGCGACTACGGGAATGATATCGACTCCGACCTGTTGGATTTCGACGCTTCGCGCACGTGGCGCAAACCGAATCACATGATCGGCTTGGGCAAGGGCGAGTTGAAGGACCGTATTGTCGTCCACTGGTATGCGGACGCGAAAGGCAACGTCACCCAAACCCAGACGTTCAAGGGTTTGGACGAGATTGCCCAAGTGTACGACTATTCGTCGGCCGAGGCGGACGAGTTGGCGAAGAACACGAAGAAGAAACTTCAGGACTTGCAGTCCGAGGGTGAGGTGAAGGTCACCGTGCATGAGGATTCGGGCATCGCGTTCGACGTTGGCGACACCGTGACCGCAAGGGATAATCTCACCGGCATCACCGTCAACGCGACTATCAGCAAGAAAATCGTCAAGGTCTCCGACGGCGTCCTAAGCGTCGATTACGGGGCCGAATAAACAGTAAGGAGCCGATTATGGCGCGTATCGACAATGCGACGGTCATGCAATGCGACCGGTGCGGGAAACACAAATGGTACAAGGACTTGGACGACCCGGATATCAAGACGTGGTACAACGTCAACCGGCTGGACTCCACCGGCACGGGCCACGACTACCTGTTCTGCGACCAGGATTACAAGGAATACGCGAACAAGCTCAAGGACTTTGATAACAGCTTCGACAGTTGGATGCAGAACGGAGGCAAGCGGAATGGTTGAACTCGTCACCGGGCACGCGAACAAGGCTCACGCCACGGCGGAACAGGCCGCTGGTTTGAACGCCGGCATTCTCGGCTTGGATGATTATGTGCTCGACGTGCATGACAAGCTCAAGATCACGGTCGTTTCGGCGAACAAGGTGACCATCGGCACGGGCGAGCTGGTCATGCAGGGCCGTCACGTCAGCCAAGGCACGCCCGAGGATCTGATCGTCACCAACGGTTCGCAGGGTCAGAAACGCAACGACCTGATCGTATGCCGCTATGCGAAGGGCTCGCAGAACATCGAGAGCGCGAAACTGGTCGTGGTCAGGGGCACGCCCGCCACGGGCACGCCCACCGACCCCGCCGTGAACACCACCAGCCCGTTGGACGGGGGCACCACCTACGACATGCCCTTGTACCGCATCCCGCTGGATGGCATCGCCATCGGCACACCAGTCGCATTGTTCAACGTGTTGAAGCCGATGAGCGACGTGTGGGATTCCCTAACCCGCACCGATGTCACGACCCTCATCAGTGGCAATTACGGCACCGTCAAAGGCTATAGGTCCGGGCCGATGGTGACGTTGCGAATCGACTGGAAGTCGTCGGCCTCCGGCTCGTGGAACAACGGCACGTTCGGCACTCTGCCCGAAGGATGGCGTCCCCCAATGGATTTGAATTTCTCATTTGGCGGACGCGACGGCGCGAACCAGAAGATCATCAACGTAAACGCGAACGGAACCATGACCTACGCCAATCAGGGCGGCACGCAGGGCACGAACGCGTTCGGCATGACCGTCTCATACGCGCTATGACCCGTGGGGTCACTGCAAGACAGTGCAACCGCCTGAGCCAGTGTCCCGAAGCTATGCGGCGGGCATCGGGTCGGCGGTCCTCCATACGCCGGTGCATCCCGCGTACGCGCTGTTCGGATTGCCGAGCATGACCACACGGCCCGTATGCTCGCCGTAGAGGATGAACGTGGTGTTGCCGCCGAACACGGCGATGGGAACGTTCGACGTTTCCGCTGGACGATACCCCACGGGTATGGTCTCCCGCGCCTGTGTGTAGTTGTTCTCGCCGTTCTGGTTGAATTTCACGTTGCCGCCCGCGAAGCAGATATCACCCACGCGCGTCAGCGAAATACTGTTGTTGCTGTAGGGGACCCTCCATGTCGTGGAACGCTGGGTTAGGGAAAGCTACGCGGTAATCCAACAGCCGGATATACCGACGAATCGGCTGGTATATCCGGTGCCGTTCAACACCATTTTCCCCTCCGGCGTGCCGTAAAGGTAGAAACTGATTGCACCGCTGTTGTCGGTGCCGCGCATGACCGCGCGGGAATCGCCGGACGGTCTGAAACCCTTCGGGATTGTCTCGTTGACGGATGTGTTGCTGACCTGAGTGAAATTGCTTGTCAGCGTGATATACGCGCAGGCGGTGACAATACGGCCGACACGAACCAGAGTGATATACCTGTCGGAATACGGCATCCTGACTTGGCCCGTGACAGGGGTTAGGGAAAACTATTGCCTGTTCCAGATTGCGATCCAGCTTCCGAATATCGCGACCCTCCCGCACCAGCGGTTGTCTTTGGTGTTCCACAGGCGGAAGCGTATCTGGTTTACGTCGCTGGTATCCCAACGTTGTGCGGTGTACTCGCCGGCCTGGCTGAAACCAGTGCCGAACGGCCCAATCGTGTAGGCCGCGTAATCGGCTTTCTTCCCGTTTGGGGATTGGACGTTGATGTAGAATGTGCCGTCATCATTCGTGGTGACGGTATGGCCTCCGCACAGAATATACGGCATTCGGGTTAGGGAAAGCTATCGTTTCCAGGTTGCCAGCCAGTACAGCCGGACCGGTTGCGCTCCGCCCCAGGCATGGCTGCGGTCGTCTCGCAGACGCGCCTGAAAATCGCTGTCGCCGACGGACCAAATCAGTGGCGTGAAACTGTTCGTCACCGAGTCGTTGTTGTTTGGCGCGTAGGTGACGAACACGGCAAACGGTGCTGTGGAATGCCTGCCCCATTTGATCGATACGGCACCGTTCACGCTGGTCGAACCAATGAACATACCGGACTCAATATCAGGCATCTGGGTTAGGGAATCCCGTTCAGGCTATTAGGGCTCGTTCCCAGAGGCGTTGCGCGTCTCGCAAAGCCGTGATATCCGGTTTGAGGTAGTAGCGGGCCGTGGTTTTGATATCGCTGTGTCCGAGCATTTTGCTCACGATGGCGATATCGGCTCCCGCCGCCAACGTGTTCGTCGCCCATGAGTGGCGCAGGTTGCGTGCGGGCACGTGCGGCAGGCTATACCGCTTGCACCAGCCCTTGTACTGGCGTGCCACCTGTGGCGGGGTGAGCGCACCGATGAGTCGCCCTCCCTCGCGCGGCTTGAGCTCGCGCAGACGCTTGACCGCGAAGCGCGGCAACGGCAATGTGCGACGGCTCAATTCGGTCTTCGGCGGCACGACGACCTCATGGCCGCTCACCCATTGCAAACCGCGCTCGATATGCAGGACGCCTGCGCGCAGATCAATGTCACTCCACTCCAAACCGTACCCCTCTTCGGTGCGCAGGCCGCATGAGACGGCGCAGATAAGCCACGCCTCAAGCGGATGGTCGTAAAAGCCCTGCAACAGCGATCGCTGCTGACGGATGCCCAATATCACCGGCTCGTAATGCGGCTTGGCCGGCAACTGGATATCGCGTCTCGTGATATCCACGTCCAAGAGATTCCAGCGGATAGCCCGCCTCAGTATCGCGCGTAGTACGGCCCATGCCTTGCGCGCCGCGCCCGAACTGGCGAACCCGACGAGCCACTTGTCCACCAATTCAACGCTTATCGATTCCATCTGCATTGCGCCGAACCTCGGGGCCACGTGCAACCGCCACGCCGACTCATAGCCGACACACGTGGACTCACGCAGATTCGCCGTGCAATACGGCCAAAACCGGCCGTTCCAAAACTCTCGTAACAGCATTTTCAACCTCCGAAAACCCACACGCCCGTTGGCCTATCCAACGGGGACGAACGTGTGGGTTTTCCCACCGTAAAGGAGCTTTCCAATGTCTTTGCTCGCTCACATCGTCGATTGGCTCGTGCCTTTTATCTGTGGCGGCGTGGCCACGGTTTTGGGCCTGATGTGGCGGTGGGGCAAAGCCATGGTCAACGGCCTGCGCGAGCTCCTGCTCTGCCAGTTGGAGGACCTGCGCCGGGAAATGGTCATCGAGCACGACGGAGTGGCGGACGAGGACCTCAAATCACGCTCCCAACGCCTCTACGACAGCTATCACAGCCTGGGCGGCAACGGCCACGGGACATCGCTCAACAATGACATCCAATCCGCGCCGATAGCGCCACGACAGTCCTGACCCACGACCGTGGGCCACAAAACAATATTCACCTCAGAGAAAGGGGAAAAATTGGTTAAAAACAAGGACAAGCCGTGGTGGAAGCGTCTGCTCGCCAAGGGTACCGCGCTGGCAGCCGCCGTGTGCGTGATGCTGCTTCCGGCGACCGCGCACGCGGACATGCAGGGCGTGGACATGAGCAACTGGCAGTGCGGTGTAGACGTGTACAACATGCAGGCCGATTTTATCGTGGTCGGCACCACATGGGGCACCGGGCAAGTCAACAACAACTGCCTGGTGTCCGGCGTCAACACGGACGCCAACCGCATGATCGCCCAGGCACAAGCATCCGGCAAGAAATTCGGTTTGTATCACTACGCGATGGGCGGCACCCCGGAAGCGGAAGCCCAATTCTTCTACCGCAACACCAGCAATTATTGGCGTCACGGCATCGTGGCGCTCGACTGGGAGACGGACGATAATCCCGCGTTTGGTAATTGGGATTGGGTACGCCGCTTCATGGCCGAATGTGAGCGGCTTTCCGGTGGTGTGCGTCCGTTGTTGTACACGGGGCCGGTCGCCGGCACCATCCCGCAGGACATCCGCGACCGGTACGGTTTGTGGATCGCCCAGTACGCGAACATGAGCCCGACCGGCTATCAGGCCAATCCGTGGATGATCGGCGCATACGGTGAGGCCATGCGCCAGTACAGCGGCACCGGTGTCGTCAACACGTGGAGTCCCATCGACCTCAACCTGTTCCGCGGCGAGGCATGGCAGTGGGACCTGTACGCCAACCCCGCCGGCGGCTCCACGCCCCCGGCCACACCGGCCGCGCCCGCACAGCCGAACACTCCCCCGGCCGACACCAACACGGGTGGCATCAGCCACGTCATGCAGTGGGGCGAGACCATCTGGGGACTCGCCGTAGCCTACAACGCATGGCCCCTGTCCGCATGGCACACGCCAAGCGGTGACATCAACCGCTACTACGTGGGCGACGTCGTAACCTACGGCGGCGGCACCGCCCCCGCATCGTCCCACGGAGTCTCCAAGGTCCTCCAATGGGGCGACACCGTATGGGAGTTCGCCACCTCCCACGGCTACAACGTCAGCCAATGCACGGTACCCTCCGGCAACATCAACGTCTACTATCCCGGTGACGTGGTGACCTGCCGCTAAAACCAACCGATGCCGCCACCACTCCCCTGATGGCGGCATCACCACTATTTTTTTGATCGGAGCAAAACATGACCGACAACACGCCGGACACCCAACTCGAAGAAATCACGGAAACCGGCACGCCCAATATTCCCGACCATACGGCCACGCCGTACACTCCCGTATTCAATGACACGGTGCGCACCGTCATCTACGTGGTCACGCTCGTCGCCTCGGTCATCGGACTCGGGTTCATGAGCTTCGGCTCCCCCGGAATCGGCTGTTTCATCAGTACCGCCGCAGGCATCATCGCCGCAGGATTCGGAGTCGCATACAACCCGG